CAATATACAGATGTTTATTTTGATAAGATTGTGCAGAAATATTACATTATATATATCTTGGAGGAATTAAATTATGAGCAAAAAATTATTAATGGCTTTAGCATGCAGCGTGTTACTCATGGGATTGGCTGCTTGTGGTTCAAATGATAAAGCAAGTACATCAGAAGAACCAAAACAAGAAACTAAAAAAGAAGATGAACAAAAGAAGCTAGATGAGCAAAAACAGGAAGAGGAACAAAAGAAAATAGAAGAACAGAAAAAGCCGAAGAACAAAAACAGGCTGAGGAACAAAAGAAGTTGGAAGAACAGAAAAAGGCTGAAGAACAAAAACGATTAGATGAACAACGCAAAGAAGGGGCTCAAAGACAACAGGAATAACAAAAGAAACAACAAGAAGCAGCTCAAGCAAAAGAACAGGAGCAACAAAAAGCTGCAGCTAATACAGCACCTCAGCAACAAGCTGCACCTAAACAAGAGAAAGTTCACTTTGCAAACTGTACAGATGCAAATAATGCTGGTTACTATGATATAACTCCAGATAGCCCAGCTTATGCTTCACATTTAGATCGTGATGGTGATGGCGTGGCTTGTGAACGAAATAAAGGACATAAAAAATCTAGTAAAAAACATTAGATTTATGGATAAGCACTCTTATGAGTGCTTTTTATTTTTCTTCGACAAAATATGACAAAATAGTTGTAACTGGATTTGTTATGCTTGGGTTAAATCTTACATTTTTAAAGGGGATATTATATGGCTACTCCAAAATACACTAAAATTGATGAACGTTTTGGCATTATTGAATACCCAGTTACACTTGCAGAAATGGTTGAAATATCAAAAGAACTGCCGAAAACAGAACGCACATATTATAAATATGCTTTCGATGCTTTAAAGAAGGTTATGAAAGCTAAAGAAGCGATCTACTGCTTTGAAGTTGCTAATCCTAAATTAACAAAAATGGGATTTATGGTTGTAGGGGAACATAATCTCTACCTCGTAATGATGAAAGGCGGATTTTTCGGAGGCGCTGAAGCTGAAGTAATTAAATACAAGGATATTAAAAACGTAGACTTCGATATTGCTCCAAATTTATTTGGCTTATCCAACGTGAATACTGGTGTTATTTACTTAAAAATAAAGAAAATGTTAGGTACAAAAAAGAGAACGATTAGCAATATTCCTGATTACAATGTTGATGGTGTATTGAAATCGATTCGTAATAAAATATAGATTTGAACAACATTTCTCAATGTGTTAAATAACTAAATATGGTAAAATTATATTTGCGAGATACATATTATTAAAATTAAGATGGTTTAAGTCGGAAGACACCTTAGGGTGTCTTTTTTTTTATTGGGTAGCGTCAGCATTTAGGAAAAAAACACGCTAAGAGCATACAAGATTTTATACAGTTTTTCGACTAATCCAGGAATAAACGAGAAACCTAAAATCGCACCATAATAGGAATGTATAAAAAGATGAATAGCGTTATAGAAAATAAAAAAGGGAATTCCTTCTGAGAGTAAAGATTCCCCTTTTTCTTTGCTACCAATACTAGGACGTTATGTTAACTTTGCATGAATAGTATATACATCCAAAAATCCAAACAAATTGTTATCCTTGAATGATACAATAAAAAAAGGAGGTGAAAAAATGAATTGGTTAATGTTGAAGGATTCAAAAACCATGTCCGGTTTTGTACTTGCAATGTTTCTATCAATACTATCAGTTGTTTTTGCTGTAAAAGGAAATGGCTATTGGATAGTCCTTGTTGTACTTGCAACCGTTCTGACGTTTCTTAGCATAAATAGAGCAGACAAGATTTACAAGGCAAGAAGCTAAAACAGTAACCTTCTCTGAACAAGAGGTTTCCCAATAACTTCTAACAATGGAAATTATACAAATAAGCTGTCCATCTAGGCAGCTTATTGTACTTTTTGCTTAGCGTGTCTTTTCTTTATCAGAAAACCCCCAAGTATTCATACACTTGAGGGTTTATCAATTGAAAGGTAAGGCTGTTTGGAGTTCCTTAAATTAAGAACAAAGCGGGATTACTCCTAAACCAATTAATAGAGCTGCAGCAAACATTTGTGCTGTAAGAAAAGTCTTATGTAGATTGAGTAGAGGAAGGCACCTTAGGGTGTCTTTTCTTTTGTCCATTATATCCATTACGTACGCATTGATTTTTTATGTGCATTTGATATAATTACTGTATTAGTATTACAGTAATACAGTATGTATATAATAAAAGAAGAGATGCGCTAACATCTCTTCAAGTAACTGCTACCGCAAGGTGAGTGGTTGCGACTAAATACTACTTTTTAGATTTAGAAGACTTCCCACGCTTGCGAGGCTGACGGGTGGTCTTCTTCTTTTTATTTTTAGAAGTAATTTTCTTAACCACGAAAACTACAAGTTCTCGTACGATCGTCTTAATTACCTCTAATACTATTTGAAGAAATAGATCCATTGGCTACACCTCCTTTCCTCATTAAATGAGAAAAGGACAGTCGTAACCGCCCACCCTACAATATACAGTTGTTCTTATTCTATCATACTAGTACAATCTCACCAATATAAAAGAACCACCATTACTGGCAGTCCTTTTTGGGTAGTTTTAGAGAACTTAATTTTACTATATTTATATTATAATTAACAAATGAAAATTTCTAGGAGGGGAATTTTTACATAACATGTGATTTTTTATACCATGCTTTGTTGATACATTTAACCTTCTTATGTGTTGAGGGTTTAAAATTATCCCTTGGTGTAGCCATATCGTTAGAACATCCTGCGATATTTAAACAAAATGTAGCCAATAAAAACAATGATATTAATTTATTCAAATAATCACTTCTAATTCTTTTTTATTTTCGAACCTTTCATCTAATTCTACATTAGATGAAAGGTTCGAAAATATTCTTATAATCATAAGTTGTTAAATTAGTTTACAACGAGATAGAACTACCAAAACAAGCCCACCTATTTCCGTAGGTGGGCTATATCTTTATTACACAATACCAAATTATACTCTCATTTTTTCATATACTTTATGCAATTATACATATTCATAAAAAATACACCAAATAAATATTACATGTAGTAAAATATAAATTGTGGATACATTCTATAAAGCAGATTCTTTTAAAAGACGTAACATATTGATCTCAAATCTCTTGATATTTTGTGAACTAACAATCTGGTGTATATAGACGATTCTGTTTTATAGGATGTGTTTACACGTATAACAAAGGGGTAATACGTGTATATTTATATAAAATTAAAGTGGTTCAAGTCGGAGAAAGGCACCTTAGGGTGTCTTTTTTGTGTATTAAAAAGCCCACCTATTTCTGAAGTGACCCCCGAAAGTTAGACAGGTCGTTTCATTAGGCAGCATCTAGGGTATGAGGGGTTAATCTAGGATTTAATTACAATCCAAAAAAAGAACTTGAATTATTCAAGTTCTTTTAATCTACTAGTGGTCCACATATTTAAATCCTTACTAAGTTACCCTCCATATTCAATTAATAAAATATTAACAGAAACATTGAAAATAAAGAGTTTTAAAATTAATCCACACTAACCTTTTATATAATTTTTATTATATTTTGGCTAAATCTATTAAGCCATTTCCTTCAGAACGTTTATCATACTGGAGAGAAGTAGTTTTTTTAATCAATTGTGCATAAATTTCATCCTCAGATAAAGTTCTTCCAAATTCTTTTTCACATTCCTTAATAATTAACGCAACCGCACCTGCAATGTGTGGAGTAGCCATAGATGTACCAAATAATTTGGCATACCCTCCATTAATATATGTTGACAAAATACCTTCCCCTAAAAAAAATCCATCTCCAGGAGCAACTAAATCTATATTTTTATTTGAATTACTAAAACAAGCTAATTTTTTATTTAAGTCTATAGCACCTACTTCTACAACCTCTTGATATGAGCCCGGATATGCCAATTCATCTGTTTGTTCACTACAATCACCTTTATTACCAGAAGCGCAAACAACTAAAATATCATTGTCTACAGCATTTTTTACAGCTTGATGTAACTGTGGACTATTCAACGATCCTTCTAAAGACATAGAAATAACTCTTACTTTTTCTCCACTAGGCCCTTCCCATTTTACTGCGTAATTAAGACCATTAATTATCCATTCATATGGTCCACTCTCCTCACCATTAAGAACCTTTAAAATAAGCAACTTAGCTTCTGGTGCTACACCAACAACTCCTTTATTATTTTCTGTGGCAGCGATAATACCCGCAACATGAGTTCCATGTCCTGCATTATCAGAAAAATTATTTGGGTCATGATTATAATCTGTAGTAAAATTACGCCCCCCAATGATACGATCTTTTAAATCAATATGATCAATTTGACAACCTGTATCCAAAACAGCAACTACAATATTTTTTCCCTTTTCACTTTTATCCCAAATTTCAGGAGCTTTAATAAGCTTAACACCTAGTGGTATTTCATTAACTTCTTCAAACACTTCTGCTACTTTATAAGGAATTAATCTCATTTTATTATTTTGATCTTGTTCACTAAAATTATTATTCATTTAATACACCTCAAAATTTTTAAAAAATATACAATACCTATTCTCAACAAATAACCAACTAAATATGTGAAATTTAATTTTATAAATACATAATTTCCAATAATAATCCTGGCAATCATAATCATAACTACTAAATTCAGATACCTCGGTTGAACCCCTATTTAACTTTTAACGAATAAAAATATCTCATTCGGTGAAAAATAATCTCTGACTGATGTTGAAAGGAGGCGAAATATAATGAATCCAGAACATTCATTAACTCAGGATAACCTTGTATTCAGAACCCCAGAAGGAGCACAAGTAACATTAGAGGGGCTAGATGTTGAATCAGGGGTGGCAAAAACAAGCAGAGGCAACTTAGAATGCCATGTTGTAGATGGCCTTTATTATTGCAAAGTAAAAATTGAATTTTAAAGTTTAAGACTGTAAAAAGTGAAAAAATGAAAGTTTCAGGCAACCCTTTAGGGTTGCCTGAAGCTTTCATTTTTTATCGTCTCCATCAATACTAAAACGGTTCAAAAATCCTTAGCGTGTCTTTTCTTTATAAAATTTACATTAAATTAATTAAACTTTATAAAGAGATGTAGTAAAATATAAGTTGGGTGGAACCCAGATATATTTGTGCTGTAAGAAAAGTCTTATGTAGATTGAGTAGAGGAAGGCACCTTAGGGTGTCTTTTCTTTTACTTAATAAACACTATAGCACAATGTCATTATTGAATTTAGGAAGGAAATATTATGGGGAAAAAATTAGAAATAGAAGAGTTAAGTAAAAGTATTTGTTTCGCCGAAAAACTATTAATGGATTTATGTGTAAAAGATGATTTAAATCTTGAACAAAAAATTATTTTATCCATTTATCGTAAATTAATTGAACAGGTTGATGGAAACTTTGTCTTAGTTGATCATATGTTAGCAGGGCCTTCCAGAGTTGTGGTTCGAACAGCCTTTGAAAATCTTCTTGCTTTAAAATATATTCTCCTCGAGGATACTTTTATTAAAAACAGAGCTCTCTGCTATTATGTAGGATATATAAAAAGTTTAGAAAAAACGGCTAAACAATTTAAAAAAGTTCCACCAAATGACATGCCAAGCGATTATCCAGATTCTATACTTAAAAAAACATCGAAAATCTTAAACGATTCGGCATTTCAAGACATTTTAAATGAATGGAATCGTCTCTATCGCAAAAATAAATCAAGATATGCTCCTTATTGGTATTCTTTGTTTGACGGTCCAAAAACCATTAAAGGATTAGTAGAGATAATAAACGATCCGAAGCTTTATCGATACTATGGACTCTTATCAGAAGAAACACATGCAACACAAGCGTTAAATGGATTGAATTCAATGGATTTAATTAACGATGAATTTTCATTAAGACCTATTAGAAGTGAGGTAAATATAGGTTTTCACGAAGGAGCCGCAAGGGCTTTTTGTACAGCAGCAATACAAGAAATCATTAAATACATGTCTCCTGAGTTGAATGGTGAATTTATTAAATTAATGGATGAACTTGGTCTGATTGAAAAATATAAAGATGAATTGAACATAAAACTAAACCAAAATTAAAGTGGTTCAAGTCGAAGGAAGACACCTTAAGGTGTCTTTTCTTCTTAATACATAGCCTATCTAATAGGTAGGCTATGTATTAAGTTACACTTCCAACTTGTTTTATTAAGACTTACTAAAATAAATTTTAACCAATGCATATAACATCGGAATCACTATCATAATCAACGTTGCAAACAACGCCGACAACACAGAAACGATAAATGGCTGGGCAAAAAACCATTTTTTATCCTTTTTGACAGATTGAATAATCTTACCTCCGACTATTCGTCCTCTTATTAAAATTTTATCATATTTAGATACCAAAAGTGTTATTGTAAAATTTTCTCCTGGATTTAACAATAACGGCTTAAATCCTAACTCTTTTCCATATTCATTATTATATAAAGTACATTCAATATCTAATGGGTTCATCGAAGAAACTTCAGCATCGAATACTTTAGAAACACCTTTATAAGTTTCTAAAAATTTAATTGATATATCTTTTTCAAATTCATCTTTCTTAATTGGTTCAGTACCACTATTAACTATTTTAAGAACAACCAAATATAATTTTTCCTGTATTTCTTGATTATCAACATGAATCTTCACTTTATTATGTAAACTGTTTATTAACGGTGTTGAAGAGACCTCCTGATAAGATAATTCTTTTTTCTTCTTATTTTTTAAATAGATATAAATAGTTAATCCTATACTTATAATCGTTAACACTGGTGCATATTGCTTTAAAATTTCCATTAATCCACTCAACTTTATACCTCAATTCTATAAAATAATAAAATTTCATGTACTATACCTAAAGTGTAAAACTAAATTCTAAAAAATACCCTAATAATTAATACTCCTATCCTCCAAATAAATTAACATTTCCTCCTATCTTCCTCTTTTTTTAATTAATAACCCTTTAAAATCTAATACTATCTTACATTCTTTATATTTTCTTAGTAAATAGTATTGACTGAAGGTCTTGAGGGTTTTTATCATGTGGGAACGATTATGGAACACGGCTGGAAGGCAGATTTATCCCCTACTTTGAAAGATCACAAAAAAAGTAATCGATCAAAATAGATGGATAAGCGTCTTAGTTTTTGCCATGCGGTCACTTATAAGGTATCCGTATGTATAGACCCTGCTCACTTAGCGATTTTCACCGCATACATCCTTTTTCTATGGCTTGTCCTTATAATATCGTCCCTACACGACAAACTGAATGTACTCCCTAGCACCTTGATGCTAACGATAACCACCCGAACCTTTTAGAGAATCGTCCCTGGGCAAGTTCTCGCCCACCCTCACCAGAAGAACAGGATTCCAATGAGGGGTGCTGTTTTTGTAGGCGTATACTCTGTACCCCCTGCACGACCAACAGCTAGCCACGCACGTAACACGTTCCTCCTATATGTATAGCAGCACGGAATTACGGCTTATCAGTTTTTATTTACGTGGTATCAGGCAATTCCACGCGAACCAAAACAAAAAGGCATCTCCAACTCCTAAATAGCTTGTACATTCACAAGACTTCTAGCTTAGAGATGCCCTATATATATCTTTTGACTGCAAAAAATACAATTCTAGCATTTACTAGTTGAATTTTAGCCGAATCATAGATAAAATGGGTATATCAAATAAGCCTAGTCGAAAGGCATAATTGTTTAAGGATAGTGGTGGTACACTACTTAAACTGAATTCCTGCATGGTTACAGGTTATGTCTAGTAAGTGTTGGTAGCAATTACTAGAGCTGAGTCATTCCCGCTAAAGGTTGGTAGCCGTTAGCATATGGGAGTGGCTTTTTGTTTTATGTTCATATTCAATTGTTTTTAATTTTGCTCTATTAATCTTCATGATCTTCGTTTATGTAAAATATCAAATTATGTTTTGTTTTGTAGAATGGTGCTTGTTGTTTACTACGTTACAACAAGCACTATCCTTTGTAAACAGTGAATTTGCACACTTTCCGAATAATATCCCTATTTCCCTATTTCCCTATTTCCACTTATAGATATAGGGATATTTCCACTTTTCCCTATATCTATATTTCCCTATTTTCGTTATTTTTTTACCTACTAACTTCTCTATAAGTTTACATATTTATTTCTTAACTCTTTCTACTTCATACATCAAAAGAATCTTTTGATACCAACGTTTTTGTTATTAATTACTAACTCTATGATTCTATTGCATATACCGTACTTCATTGTTATAATTTCTTTAAAGATATAGAAATATCCCTATTTCTATAGTTAGAAATATCCCTATTTCCCTATTTCTATTTTTCCCTATTTCTATAAAGGGATATAGGGAAATTTCAAAAACTATAACTGGAGTGTTAAAAATGGCTATTACAATTACGGTAGGTAATTACAAAGGTGGAGTCGGTAAAACCACAAATGCTGTATTGAACTCTTATGAATTTGCTAAAAAGGGCAAGCGTACATTACTTGTTGATCTTGACCCACAAAGTAACGCAACAAAGTCTTTAATGTTAACAAAATCAATCCTTAACCCTGATGAAATCGTTACTGTTGAAAAAACATTAATGAAAGGTATACAAGAGGGAAACCTAGACGGCTTAGAAGTGGAAATTATGGAGAACTTACATTTACTTCCTTCTTATGTTGATTTTCAGGACTTCGCAAAATTCCTTTATAAAAATTGTTCTTCGGAAGCTGAAGAAGATCATTACTTTAAAGGATTACTTGAAAAGATAAAACATAAATACGACTACATATTTATCGACGTACCTCCTATGTCACTAGAAGTTACAAAAAATGCAGTTGTAGCTTCTGATTATGTTCTAATTGCTCTGCAAACACAAGAACGTTCTCTTACTGGTGCTGAGAACTATATTAATGAGCTTATTAAGTTAAAGGAACAATATGATCTTGATATTGAAGTAGTTGGCGTTCTTCCTGTCCTATTAAAAAACAACGGTAAGGTTGACGAATATATCATGGAGAACGCTCGTGAAATTTTCGGTGAAGAAAACCTATTCAAAAACATTGTCCCTCAAATGGAACGTATTAAACGATTTGATGTGAATGGTATTACTGAAAAAGATAGACATGATATGAATGTAATTGAACTATACGAAACAATTAGTGATGAATTATTATCTCGTATTGATATGTTTGAAAAAATGAAGGTTGGTGTGTAAAATGGCGAGAACTCCTGGTTTGTTAGGTAGAAAGAAAAGTAACTTTGAACCTACTGAGCCTTATGTACCAGAGCAAGGACAAGCTGTAGTGGAAGATAATGAAGTTCCATCTGCTCCTTCTCAACCTAAGACAGAAGAAAAGCAAGTAACTCAAAAAGAAAAAAAGAAACGAAAAAACTGAATTAAAAAAGAAATTTAAAAATCAGCAAGGCAGCATTAAAATTTCTAATCAATCAAAAGAAGAACTTGAAGTATTAATGAAACTTACAAACACAAAATTCACGTATGAGATCATCGATTTACTTATAGATCGTTATGTAGAAAACGAGCTAACACCTGAACAGAAAAGGAAATTCAAACTGTTAACAGAGATTTAAAAATATAGAAATATCCCTATTTAGAAATAGGGATATTTCTATATTTTTACTTTTCTTCATGATATATTAACTTTCTCCAACTTACTTGAATACACAGGGAAAACAGCAGATAATAACATAGTCGTTACCAATACAAACGCAAAATAGTTTTAATAGTTTACGATAGAAAACTAAATAGGAGTGGTACCTTTGGATAATAAAAGTAAATCTTTTGTAGTAACTGTAACACCTATTACCGAAAGTTCTGATTTAACTATTCAAAACGATCAAACGAAAAAGGAAATACAGACGCCAGAGAAACCAGATCAACGTTTAGTTCCATCTAAAACAGCTAAAATTTCACCTGCTGTTTTGCTAAAGCTAAATACCCTTAAACCATTCATTAAAGAACAAGAGGGTATGGAGAAAACGTCAATTAATAATATCATTGATATGCTTGTTGAAAGTTTTGTAGACACCCATCTAGCAAATCGCCATTCTAATGCATATAAAGATATGTACAAGCGTCTTTATGAAACATTAGAAAATAAATAAGAAAAAAGAAGTATCTCTGTTTTACATTTAGGATACTTCTTTTTGTATCTCTCTCACCAAAATTTCCACCACGGCTTTTTCTCCTTCGCAGCTGCAACCTCATCCCGAAATTCCTGCATCATTCTCTTCGTTCCCTGCATCTCACGTAGTGTCTTCATAAGCGTCTCATCCCGCGCTTCCAATCGTTTTTCCACTCGTTCATTATGCGCTTCTACACTTGCTTTGATTTCTTCGTTGCTTTGCTTCGCTTGCTCACTCAATCGCTTCTCCATCGCTAACATGCTCTGATTCATTTCTTGCGCCATAACGCTGTACTATTGCTACAATTGTTCTTAAAAGTGGAATGGGATATAAGGATTTTTGACAATATTTTTTTGCTTATTCTCCTTTTCAAAGAGATGAACAAAAACACCAAATGATTGAAACGAACTACTTGAGAAAAATTCCCATAATAAACATTTAAATTTTAATATCTATATGTTAATATTAAACGGAATGTGTACAGTGTTCTGTGTGAACACATTATTTTACGGATAAGGGGATTTAATTATGAACTTTAAACAACTAATCTTAGCAGGGACAGTTATCGCATCAACAACACTAACCCCTCTAACAAATGTGCAAGCAGCAGAAACGGTAGGATTTAAAGATGTTCCTGTAGATCACTGGTCTTATAAAGCAATTATGGATTTAAAAGAGAAAAATATTGTAGCTGGTTATGGAAATGGAATATTTGGTTTTGGTGATAATATTACACGAGGACAAGTAGCTAGACTGATATATAACTACTTGAAGCCAGCAGATGAACCTAATGCATCAAATCCTTTCAGCGATATCCAAGGACATATGTTTGAAAAGGAAATTTTGAGTCTTAGTAAGGCAGGTGTTATAAATGGATTTGGCGATGGGAAATTTGGTCCAGATGATTTTTTAACACGTGAACAATTGGCTTCTGTATTAACAAAGGCTTTTAATTTCAAAGCGACATCTACTACTACTTTCAAAGATGTAGATAAAAATTACTGGGCAACAAATGCTATCAGTGCATTACAAGAAAATAAAATCACTATTGGCACGGGCGATAATATGTTTGAACCTAAAAATATCGTAACTCGTGAGCAGTATGCACAATTCTTATACAATGCAATTATTAAGTCGGAAAAACCAGAAAAAGAGCCTGAATCTAAGCCTACTGTTATACCGCAAGATTTAGCCGATGAGTATATTACTTATCACGAGGGTTGGATGGATAGCTCATCTGTACTAAAAAAATCTATATCTAAGAAAGCACAAAATCTTGTTACTGAAATCAATGCAAAATATAACGCGGATTTAAAGTATATACAGGTAGGGGCTCCACATTCAGAGATAGTTTTATTCTCTCCTGTATTAGAGGGGATTCCTGAATTTAATGGGAATTTTTATGTAAATGGCGATGATGAAAATAACTTTACTGTTAATTTTGTAATCGATAGAGCTGAAGATAATAAAGCATTAATAGAGTTAGGAAAAAAGTGGATCACCATGATAAATCCAAACTTAGATTTGAGTACAGAGATTGATAAAATAATAGCTTCTAATACAAGAACAGATACATATCACATAAATAAAAATAATCTTAAAATAGATATAAGTTTAGAGAAGCAAAATCGTAGTAGCGATCTAATGCTTATTGAAATCCACAATTAAAAAAAGGGGAGTGAAATCTCACTCCTCTTTTACCTATGCGTAGTTTGTTACATATTCTTACCAGAACCGCCACCACGGTTTTTTCTTCTCTTTCGCAGCAGCAACCTCATCTCGAAATTCCTGCATCATTCTCTTCGTTTCCTGCATTTCACGTAGTGTCTTCATAAGCGTCTCATCCCGCGCTTCCAATCGTTTTTCCACGCGCTCATTATGCGCTTCTACGCTCGCTTTGATTTCCTCATTGTTTTGCTCCGCCTGGTCACTCAATCGCTTCTCCATCGCTAACATGCTTTGATTCATTTCCTGCGCCATAACGCTGTACTGTTCCTGTAATTGCTGTTTAATGTGGAATGGCACTAAATCCGTTTCCTCAACTTCTTCTTGAATCAAATCCGGATTAACTTTTTCTATTTGCTGTGCAATCATCTTAGCTGCCTTTTCTAGCGTCATACCGTCATGCTTACTCAGTTCGATTAATTTCTCAATCACCATAATGTCATTGTCTGTGTATTGGCGTCTGCCACGATTATCTTTCTTTACGATGTATTTCTCTCGCTGTAATACTTCCATGTACTTTCTAAGGGTGCTATCACTTATTCCTAGTCGTTTGTATACTTCACTAGCAGAATAAACAATTTCGTCCGTCATAACGTCACAACACCTCCTAGTGAGAGTATTCCATGATGGTAAAGAAATTCCTGCAAAGAAAAAAATCCCTGTATGCATAGGGCTTAGTATTCTATATTACGATTCTTAGGCATAACATAGATATTGTCTGTTACCCTTGTAACTCTTCCCATCTTCTACCGTACAACTGGGTGTGCTGTTTAGTTAGGGAAGAGTTGCTATTAGATTGCTTTAGCAATTTCAACAAGCAACCTCATAAATAATGGAATCATTTGAACCACTATATAGCCGATCCCTGCACGACTTATTAGCGAAAATCCCCGTTCCTGGCTACCAACCATAATGAACAAACCACCGCATAACGCTAAAACGGATGCAACTGTATTGACGATGAAGAAATCCCTGAAAATAAAAAAGCCCTGAATAAACAGGACTTCTCCCTACTGATTTTTTCCTTTTAATTCTTCTTGTGCCTCTTTCAAACGCATTTTTAATTTTTCAACTTCATTTTTATTTTGTAAGGCTTCTTCTTGTGCCTCTTTTAATTCTTTTTCTAATTTGGGTAATCTTTTTAAGAATTCATCAACATCACCCTTTATTTTGATTATATCTTCCATAACTTCTTTTCTATTATTATTTCCAATTGCTAAAATAACGGAGCCAAGTGCAACTACACTAGCAAAAGTACTTATAAAGTCTAATCTTTCTCTCCCCATATTTTCAATAATAGTTAAATTAGGAAACCATATAACTCCAAATATAGCTAAAGCATTCACGATTGACACTACTCTTATTTGAGTTGATTCACTCTTTATAAATTTATTGTCACCGGTTTCCATCTTAATTACGGAATCACTTAACGTTAAACAAAGTCCCGCTATAGAAATACCCGTAACTAATGCTGGAGGTATTAACGCACCACCGCAAAAATATGAAATCCCTAAAACTATTATCGCTATCCCCATAGACACAGTTATTAATTCCATAGTCTTTATCCAATTAGAGTTCATGCTTTTTCGCCCTTCCAATATTTTCTTGAATTCACTTTTATAAGAATATCATTAAATTAGACTTAGTTGTATTAGTAAGCTTTTAACATAAAGTCTATCGTACAGTCCGTCGTATAACGCTACAACGGATGCAATTGTAAGAGGTTCCTGAAAATAAAAAGCCCTGTTTAGGGCTCCTTATTAAATTTTTACAGCAAGACTACCCATAAAATTGCTAATTGAAGAAGCTTGAAAGATACGTAAATTAGAAGAATTAATATCGTACTGTTTATCGGTAATAATGAGGATTGATGGAAAGAATTTAGATCCTTTGGGTTGCCACGATTCATTATGCCATTCCTGGCTGTGGAAGTATAATTCATACCTGTTTATCTTATCTTGCATAATCTTCTTGCTGTAAACTGACTTCTGTACTTCAATAAAGAATGGAGATCTACGCCAAATTGTAAATGCATCTGGTTCCATAAATTCTTTACCGTATTTCGGTTCGACTTTGAATAGTTTCGGTTTTTCATAATGGATAAGCTGTTTGTATACGTCTACAATGCCGAGAAAGTGGGGAATTTTTTGGCTAGTTTTGCGAAGTGTGCTGGGTTGAGGAAAATATATAAATGGCTGCTGTGAGATATTTGCATCGACATGGCCATCTCTTCTTAATCGTTTCATCACCGTATTACAGCAAGTAACTGCGTTTTTCACTCCTTGAAAATGTAAATCTATTATGTCATCCCTAGACATACATCTGAAATGTTTCAAATCGCTCAGTATCGCTTTGTCTCTACTCTTCATAATCTAACACCCCAAACAATTGATTTTCTTCTTGCGGAGGAATCTGGGACTTCATATCCTCTTTCGGAATGCGATAAGGTTCAACAATTTGTCTCGCTTTACTTAATTCTAAATAAGGAGCTTGCACTTTCTTTAATCCGTTCAATTTTAATATCATTTGGCCCGATTGCTCCAAGTTTTCTGAACCAGGTGTACCCATGATATTACTGTTAATTGTACTATCACATTTAAAGCCCATTCTCACGGTCATATTCAACTTTAGCTTTCCGTCTAATACTTTTGCGTCGGGACGTTGCATGCTAAGCATAAGGAAGACTCCTAGCGCCCTACCGACTGCCGATATTTTTTCAACTGTAGACATACATTCCTTTTCATCCTGAAGCATTGCTACTTCATCAATAGCAAGTAAGATATACGGTTTTTCATTATTGGGATTTAATTTGTTGTATTCATCTATATGATCCACTTCATACTCTTCCATCAGTTTTCTACGTTCGCGTATTTCCTTCCACACTTTCTGTAGCATAATCTTCATTTCGATTTCTTCCATGCAAACCTCTTTTACGTGCTTTACTCTTCTCAAGAAATGAAACTCAGAATTCTTCAAGTCGCCCAGGTACAAATGCAACTTATCAGGAGACATGTGTTGAATGAGTGTGGACAGAACAACGCGTACCATACTACTTTTACCGCTACCTGTCTCTCCTGCTATGAGTAAATGAGGTGTATTTGAATCAACCATGTCATACGCAATCATGTTTCCATATTGGTCACGTCCTACCACAACAGGAAGACGATGTTGTTTTAATAATGGCTGCCATTTCTTATAACTGTACTTGTATGTTTGTAGTCCAGCATCTGAATGGAATACATTAAGAACAAATCGCTTAATATCACCTTCAATCGCTACATTACGTCCTAATATTTGTTGAAAGCAAAACCATTTCTTTTCAATATTCTTCGGATCCAAACCATTCGGAATGGTAAATACATATCGAACATTTTCTTGTGTGGAAGAAATGGAATGTATCTTTGGATAAATGGGTACTTTACCACCTCTCGTTTGATGGTCCACATATAAACCTGCTTTCCTAAATACCTCTATAAGTTGATTCTTTAAATTTTGCTTATGGAGCCAATCTTTGATGAGTCCCATGTGACACCTCCTAGAACATGATTAAAATTTTGATAAATACATAACCGATAAAACAAATTCCACCTATTCTCATTCCGTGATACATTCCATCGCTTAAAAGTTTAGCTGCTGCAACGTGATCATTCTTTACAAGGTGTGTCTCTAATATAGCTCCACCAATTGTTGTTGCTCCTAAAACTCCTAATGAAATAAATGTAGTTAACATATAAAACCCCCCTTTATAAACAGAATTTAGAATCCTTTTATTGCGTGGGTTTATCGGCCTAATACCTTGGTAGTGTTATTTTGATAGCTAACTTGATAGCTACTTTGATAGTGCAAATACTAGTTACCTTGATAGCAATTTAGCTATTTACTGTGGTAGCTACTTTGGTAGCGACCTTGATAAATCATATGGTGTACAGCTTGGACAATTTCTTATTTTTTTGCCTTAGTTTAAAAAAGTAAGAAATAGGTCAAGATGTTGATGAGGTGATAAACGTGTTCGGACTGGGGAAAAAGCGTACAAAATTTGGTAGCTATCTTGATCGAAATGGAATAGCTCAAATTGAATTAGAAAGAACATCGAAACTAAGTACAGCCACTATTTCTAAAGTGTGTAATGATAAAAAATATAGACCGAAGTTTTCGACGATAATTCAAATTGTTAAGGGATTAAAAGAGTTAGGTAGGAATATAGACGAACGAGATTTTTGGGATATGTAAAACGATATTGTAATTTAGTAAAAAAAGGAGCTGTATGGGTATGGAAAGAAAGTCAGTTGAATACTTCATAGAAATAATGAATGAACGCATTCAATTCTTAACGGATAGCATTAATGATTTTGAAAATGAAATAAAAGCTGCTGATGGTTACGCAAAAGGGCATTTCAAAGGATATAATGCAGCTCGCCGAAGTGAAATTGAATTTATCCAACGACGAATAGAATTTTTAAATAAGGAATTAGAGGGGAAAAACAAAGCAGAAAAAGCAGTTTAAAAAGAACGCACGTTCGTGTATAATAAGCATAAATTACACGAATTGAGGGATCATCATGGAAAATCATAGCTGGGGAACACCTAAATTACGTGGGAGGGGCATGGTCAAGTGGCAGCCTTTTGCCAGTATGCCGGAACAATACGAAGTAATACGAGAAATAATTAGCGATTTGAATAAAGTACCGAAACCAATTGTTACTGAAGATATGAAAGAACAACTGCAAATTGGTCTTATTCAATCGCTACAAAACAAAGAAGAAATACATATCTCATACTATCGTGACGGAATGGTACAAGACATTTATATAAATGTATTACATATCGAACCGATGCTAAAAACTGTGTATTGTAGAGATGCATTTGGACTCAAAACAGAATTTAAGTTTGATGAATTAGTGAATATAAACTAAAAAAAGCCGCCCAACAGGACGGCTCTTGTTTTTATTTCTCGAATTTCACATATCCACCTGAAACCCATTGGTCGCCACCAACATTATACCAACCGTCTCTATATCCCCAAGATTGATATCTTTCACTCTGGTGCACATTTTTTATGACGCTATAGTTAGTTCCTGGGCCAGTACGAACGCGTAACACATCCGCTGTAATAGTCACGACACCAACGCCATCATTGGATGATTGTGTTGGAACTGGTGCATTTCCTCCTGTATAACGAATGTACGATGGATCATTATAAATCCACTGATCACCACCAAGGTTTAACCATCCGTTTGACTCACCCCAAACTTGGTAGGACTCACCTTTACCTAATTGACGAATAACCCCGTATCCAGTACCTGGCCCTTTACGGAGGTTAATGTCATTCCCTTCAATATACGCAATACCTGTCTTGTTAGTTGACGGTGGAATAGGAGTTGGCATTACTGGACTACCTCCACCGTTATATGAATTTTGAACTCTTTCAATAAAGCTATTCCAACGTCCTTCTGCTAACATACGATGAGGACAGTACTTTCCACTCCATGATTGGTGTGTGCGAACTTTACTAATTGGAATATTGTACTGTTTCATGAGTTGAGCTACAACGATAGCTGCATTATCTTCTGCTTTATAATATCGATTTCCACCACTTAAAGAGTAACAGATTTCAACTCCAATAGATTTACGATTTCCGTTACCATCACCGCAATGCCAAGCATTACGCTCTAAAGGAATTCCTTGTACAGCTTCTTTATCATCTACCGCAATATGAAACGAGACTTGGTTATCATTGCGAATCATATAAGATACTTCATTTTCTGCTGTAGCATCGTTATACGTATTATGAACTGTGATAAATTCTGGATTCATTGTATACGGACACTTTGTACCATATTTACTTGGGTCAACTAATTTTTTTCTGATTTCCATTATTGAACATCTCCCTTTTTCTCTTCTTGTTTTTGTTTACCACCTAAAATTTCAACTGCATTTGTTAAAGCTTGTGGCAACGGAATACCCATTCGACCAGCATTTTCTAAAAGTGAAAGTAATTCATTACCCATGAAAAAGAAAATTGTTGCTTCTCGAATAGCACTATTGCTTCCAAGTGCCACATCTAGTTGGGTCGCCACTCCAACCAAAAGAAAAAGCACCACCTTTTTGGCGATGCCTTTGAAACCAACTTTACTTTTTAGCTCTCCGTTATATCCTGCTGCAAATACGCCTGTTATATAGTCAATAGCTGCCATGATTACTAGAACTTTCAATGTTGTATCCCACCCGCCTAAAAAGTACCCACAGAAGGCGCCGAAGGTAGCTATAAATATTTTCATTAATACATCAATACGATCCATCTTTTCATCTCCTTATTTACAATAAAAAAGAGAGACGCTTGTCCCTCTCTCAATAAGTACTTTTATTTTAAAATATTAAATCATCCCTTTTAATATTAAACCCAAAACTGACATAGTAATTGCACTAATAATGATTCGTAAAATCCAAGTTGTATTCAGGCTTATCTTTTCTAATTGCTTATTAATTGTGGTGATGTCTTTCTCATTAATTGTTGTGCGAGTTTCTAAATTACGAATATCTCGCATAATTTCTTTTTGTTCTGCTTTTAAACTGTCGATTTTTACATATACATCTTCCAATATATTCACATCCTTTTAAAATCTTAATAAAGCAATCTCTACATGATATGAGACAACCTTATTTAGGGTGAATATTTTGCAGAAATTTCAAAACAAAAACCGCATTCTATTCAGAATAGTATCATTTTTGAGAGTCCCCTTATAACCTATTATTGTGCTGTTTTATTTGTTATTGTATAAAGTAGAAAGTGGGTGTGCACATGGAAAAAATAATTTTCTTCCTAATAGTCTTGATTGTATGCTTGATATCATTGGTAATTATGAAGAATTTTGACAGAAAGAAGCAAAATAGCAAATCTATAAAAAAAGAATTTAAAAACCCTTACTCAATACAAAAAAATGGTAGTCATAACGATTCAGGAACAAATACTAATGATGCTGAAGCTGACTGGATGAATGCCGTAATGACAACCGCATTTATTACAGCGTCTATGAAAAGTGCTCAGGATCATTCGGAAAGTAATCATCATGATTCAAACTTAGGGAATCATGAAAACGTAAATTCACAAGATTAATTAATATTAGTGATTTAATTGACATCAAGAGTAACGTTTTTTAAATCACTTTTTATTAATCTTAATGTTTGATTCTTTTACAAAGATAACTTGCCATGCATCAAATCTGCTCGTTAATATTTTGAACCATTTACACTCCGCTTACAGTCGCCCTTTCTTTATACTCAGTACCTGTTCTAATCGTGTCATCATAGAACCCCACCATAAACTTTTTCTAAAAATAAAAAACAGCTTATGGCTGCTCTGGTTTCTCGTCTATTAATTTTTGTACTAATTCTGTTAATGTGGACACATCGTTTGTTAGTTTCGTAACTTGCTCTTTTAGTTGTTTATTCTCACCTTTAACAGTAGTTAACTCTTCGTTAAATTGATGATACTGCTGTTGGAAAGCTGCAATAAAAATAGAAACAGTATTATATAAATTAATGGCCCGTTTCTCTTTATCTGTAAATATATCTTCCGTATCATCTGCAATCATACCGAAATACGTTTCAATTTCTTTTGTTGTATATGGTTCTGTTTGTTCTTCCGGCTTGTTCACACGCATTTGATACAGATCATACATGTCGTCCTTGAAGTTGTACTGTTTGATAGCTAAACTCATGATTTTATCAAGAGCTGAGAAAGGAATATCTTTTATGTTTTCTTTCATATTCCTAGCTGATGTAGGATTAAATGCTTTCGCCCACATTTGACCATTGGCATTTACATTTTCTTGCGCTCGCAGCGTTCTTAATTCTATATCTCGCCATCCATTACCATACGTATCTTTAATTTGCAAACTTGTATCATAACCTGATACGAGACTTGCTCTTATCGTTAATCTCCCCATACTTAAATCGTGATCATTAACGCCATTGGCAAAGTATATACTGTTACCAGTACTTTTTCTATCAAAATGAAACTCACCATAGTCATTTTTAAAATAATGTGGTTCTGTGGTTGTCACTATAAACTTCCCGTATCCTCGAGCCCATCCCACTGAGTTAAAAACAATGTCATTCAAATTATCAAAGTATAATCTTCCGGCTGCATACGCATAAAGATGTCCACCGTCATTCTGCATATTAATATATGATGACCATATATTAGTGCCTTCTGCATTTTCTCCTTTAGAAATCCCAAATGTTGCATACGCTTTAGAAGGTTGATCGACTCCATTAATTCGCGGCATGACTTGATAAATATAAAACGATCCTGTGCCGGCGTATTTTCTATTATCAGAACCAAGGACTAATGAAGGTTGAATACTTCCATCATTTGCTTCCATAAATCCTATATAACCACGTGGCGTATCTGCATCGAAAATCTTCATGTCTTGTTTATTTATTTCAACAAATCTGTTTCCACTCGTTTTAAGTGTTACTCCTTCTAAAACTTTTCCTTTGATATGATTTGCTGTAATAAAACCTACTAAGTTAATTTTGTTCGCATTCAAAGTAATGTTTTCTTTACTCATATTGAATGCTGCGATTACATCGTTTTCTTTTACAGATATACTAACGCCCTTTTCAGTTAACTGAAGGCGTGTTTCCATATCTCTTACATAAGATGATGTTGCAAATTGCCCATTTGCTTGCTCTTTTGTATATACCTCTATCTTTTTGGCTGAAGCATTGATTCCCTGTTCATTGATAGTAAAGCGGTTATCAATCGAAGTCATTTTTTGATTAAATTGATTAGTCGCAAGCTTGTTAGCTAATTCGCCTAATAAATCTTGTTTATTTTTATCAACTGTTTGTTTCAATTCAGGGATTTTAAACCCTGCAACATAATCTTCTACTTGTTTAAGCTCAACTTTACCTTCAAGTGCTTTCGCAGTATTTTCCCAACCAGCTTTCGCCTCTTGTAATTGTCTTCCTTGTTCTGTCTGCGTATTTTGTATTAAAGAGACATTTTGTTTAATGGCAGTTGCATCTTTTTCTACAGTAGCAACACGCTTATCAAATCCACTTTGATTATTTTCTACTTTTGTCATTGTTTCTTTGATACCATCTACACTTTTTGTAATTTCAGTAGTTTTCTTGGTGAATTCATCGGTTGTTACCTGTTCTTCAGGCGCTGACGTCCAATCCTGGGGCTTATTCCCCTTATACAAGGCAACCCAATCTACAATTGCCTTTGTAGTATTACTTGGATAGTTATATAAACTTAACTTTCTTTCATTTCCACTTGTAGTTGCACCAGCTTTAAAGGTTACATACGTTATTCCATTAGCATAAACACTTGTTGCATATCCAACATTATTTGAACCGCCATTCTGCCAAATCCCAAATTTCTGACCTTGTGGGACACTTCCCTTAATTACAAAGGTATATTCCTCACCCGCAAAGAAATTTTCAGTTAGAGAATATTGATTGATTAGATAATCTGTTTTTTCGTATTTAATATTTGAATCTAATAAAAGGTTACGTCCTCCAGCCTTATCATTATTAACCTTTGTTTCTACACTTGTTAACTTTTCACTGATTTCCCCAGCTTTTTCTTCTATTTCAGTAGTTGTTTTCTTTAGTTCACTTGTTGTTTGCTGTACCTCAGAGATTTTCTTTACTGTGCCTTCGGAAGTCTCTACTACTGTATTTAGTTTCTCAGTGATTTCACCATCTTTTTTTGTTAATGCTTCAATAGATTTATTGAATCCTTCGTTAGTTTGCTGCAAGCTAGTAACTTTTTTATCTATTTCACCTTGAGATTTTTTTACATTTTTAATGGTTAGAGAAACTTCTTGCAGATTTTCTGTTACTTTCTTGAATTGTCCATTTGTCTCTTTTTGCGCATCTTCTACTTTTTTATCTAATTCTTCTTTTGTGGACTGAATATCCTTATTAACCTGTTCAAGTGTTTCTTTTTTGACAGACTCTACATCGGGTACAACAGGTTCCCACTCTGTACCTGTCCATATTTTTAAAATACCCGGCTTTCCATTACTAATATCACGCCAAAGTGTTTTATAAGGTTTCAGCCCTGTTGTCGGTGGATTCTTAGCTTCAATGATGTCTACCGTGTTATTTTTAATATTTTCTTGAACCTTTTCAGCCAGTATTTTCGCTGCTTCTGATTCTTTCTTAGCGTTACTTGCTGTTTCATTAGCTTCTTTCACCAATTTATCTAGCTGATCTATCAGTTCTTGCTTACTTCCTAGTGAACTAAGAATACGATTATAAATCTTTCGTATTTCTTCATTTTGATCTGTAATCTCACGGTAATCACCAAACACATATTTATCTTGTGTAGGATCCGTAAAAGATTCATCGCCAGCAATTACACGTGCTTCAAGGTATAACTTAGGCGTGAAGCCTGTATCTTTGATTCGGATAGTATCGCCCTCGTTAATTAGTTCATGCGCTAGTCCGAAAATACGTCCAATAGATTGTGCTTCTATTTCATAAGAAGCTGAAGAATTGACACGCTTCTTTAATTCCGTCTTCATCAAAGTCATTAATCGCTGCGGTGTCATATTTTGGTCTTCTGTTTCCGGAGTGTAGAAACCAAATTTATGCTTACCATGCGCATTCCAGCGTTGAAAAGCATCACTATCTGTAATATAAAGAAGTCCATTATTGATGCTCTCAATTGTGATAAGTTTGTTACCTTCACCCCGTACAAATCCAACTAAGGCAGTGCAAATATCCCTGGAATGTTCAATGCGTCTAATGCCTACTAAGTCTTTTCCCAGGGTTACTTCCTTCCCTGTTTCTCTCCCTCGTTTCTTTATCATATCGACGTACCATCCAGTAATTTGAGAACCGGATACTTCAACGCGATATTGGATTTCTAACTCAAACAAAGCAGCGATTTTCTTTAAAAAAGTGAGGGGATCGATGAATTCATCAATCGTCATCGTGTGGAATGAAGAATAATCCGTTATTCCACGTTGCCATTTTGAATCGGCAAGAGCGATATTAATAAACGTATTAACTGTTTCGCTCTCTATACGTTGAGGTTTAATAATCCCATCTTTGGCTATTTGAACCCAGGCACCAGAAGCATGTACAGTGAGCGATCTATCATCAGAGTCTTTTTCTACTTCATTATTGATAACATATGGAACAATGCGACCATCACGCACTTCCTTTAAAACTAAGTTCTGCTGCTGTAATGTAACTGCATGTGGAGTGCCGTCAAAAGTTTTGAATTCTAACATATCAATGTTATTTTTTATCTCCCAATGACGGTTATCAGCCCAGTAGTCCTTTGGTTGAATAGCTGATATAATCTGATCTGTTTTGAAATCAACAACATGAAGTATTCCGCTTGGTGTTCTCATCTAAATCGCTCCCTATATTTGACCCTTGCTGTTCCGATATCAGAAGGCATGATTTCAAGTTTATTAGTGCCTCTATTGATAACAGGGAAATTACTGAAAATGTCCTTAATGTTAATCGCATTCTTTCCTTCAATTGTTACATGACTGTTTTCTGTGTCGATCACGACTTTATCACCAACATCTACTATATAAGGCGGTGTATTTTTCGTATTTAAATTCACTTTCCAAAACTTCAAACCACTAACTGACATTGCTTCTACTGGTGGAACGTCTTGAAACTGCATGATGCTAATCTGAATTTGTGCTGCTTTTTCCATATGATAGTTTTTTTCATCGGTCCAACGTGCAAATCGTTCTGAATCATCTTTTTCTGTACCTGGAAGGAATTTTGAAATATACGCTTCCCATACATTTCCTGTCCTAGCTATCCACAATCGACCAAAATACTGATTCCATGTATTCGGATAATCGCCACTCTCATAAATTAAACCTATTTTCCCTGGCTTATTGTCATATCCAATTACCATTGTCCCGAAATTTTGTTCAGCTTGCCAAAAGAGATCGTTCATAGCAATTTTTGAAAGTACCTTGCTATTTTCATCCAGTATCGCTATCTCAACTCGTCCCATTTCATTGATTTTTTTACTCTTACATGTAACGTAGGCTTGCATAATAAAGTCTTGTACTGGACCGCCAGGGATACTTTTTTTAACGGCTGCGCCGTGCCAACCTTTACCCGCAGTACCAAAGTCAGAACAATAAAATTGATATTTATCTGATTTCATTTCACCAACCGGTTCCCCATCTTCCATTGAGCTGACTTTACTCCATCCGACCGTAGTGGCCATTTCATCCCATACTATTCGTTGATTCCTTTCTACAGGCTTTTCCACAGTTTTTAGTGGCATACCGATACGAAAATAATCTCGATCACTTAAGGATACCCCGCCGAACCATACATCTAAAAAAGTGTTTGGTTTCGTAATATCAATCTCAATGATAGGGTTAGAATGAACAGTTCCTTTATTTTGGACATTAGCAACTAACCCACTAACATCTTTTTTAAAGTCAACCGTTTGCCCTTTTCCTAGCTTATATGGCATTGGACAAATGAAAGTTAAAGTACCTTCACCGAGATCAACTAACTGGTCTAAATCTAAAGTTTCATCTACGACAGCTAAAAACGTACGATCTTTTTCATCATCAAAAATAAGCTCGCACGGTTGATCCGTAACGAGCCAATCTGCTATTTCTTCTTTTAGTTTTTCAGCTTCTTCAGCTGAATCATATAATAGTGCAATAGGAACTAAAATTTTTCTCATTTTAGTTTGTGTGCGTAGTAACCTACCTCCTGGATAATGCGGGACTTCAAGAAACATATGATCCAAAGGAGCCCATGCAGGGCGCTTTTTACCCTGCAGTGGAATTACATTTGGATTCCTTTTACCGTTAAAACTAAAGAAGCCAATTCCCGCCATATCATCACCTACCTAAAATACTTTGATTCTTTCTTTCTCGCGTTCTTGAAATTCATTGACATCTGAGTAAATTTCCTTCGCTATTTCTCTTCCGTTCAAATTAATTTGTAAAACAGTTGGACCTTGTGATGCATATTTGGCCCCTTGCTGTTGATTTAATGGTAATGAACCCATAATTCCATTCGCAATCGCGTCAAAGGTTTGCTTACGTAAAGGTAAAACCGTTTCATCGTATCCTCTTGCGTCACCACATTTGTTATGTTAAGGCTCTTTATCCTTAACTCTCCAGCTTTCGCTGGAGTATCGGACTATATCATCACCTATTCTTCGGGTTCGGGTGTCGTGCGCTCTTGGGTATTTCACCATATTCTCACTTAGGTTACTCTACCTAGTCTCTACACCTTCCTGTCGTTTCCGCACAGGCTTGGCTCGGGATTGCCATATTTTATCAACAAAAAAGACACTCATAATAGAGTGCCTACCTTTAATTCAAGTATTGGTTTTAATATGTCTTGTTCTAAGTAAGAAATTCTAATCAACGGGATGTTATTTCTTTTACAATATGCATTTTTTATTGCATCCCTTTTCTTAGAATCTCGGAATTTAGCATTTCTTGTATTTTTGTTCCTAATAAACTGGAAAGGTCTGAAGTGTTGTTCTCCGTCATATTCAATTAAACATTTAACATGTTCATTTGAATCTAAAACAGCGAAATCGAAAGCTAGTTTCCTTTGATATTTACAGTCAGGGAACTTGTATTCTTTTTCGAATAGAACGTCATTTTCAGTTAGCCATTTTTCAATTTCTTTACTAGCTTTTGATGAACGGCAGTCGCTGCAATTTGGGCAACGTCTATTTTGATTTAAAATCTTATCTGGCGCTACATGATATTCATGACCACAAATGTTATGTTTCACGAGAATCTTATCTCTCGCTGTTGTATATTGACCAAGTACAGTATACTCATCTTTTAATAGAGCATACATTCTCGAAACAAATTCTTCATGGTTAGATTTATTGTGTGGCCCTTCAGATTTAGTTCTTCTTTTGGCTAACAAGGTTGCTGTTTTCCCAGTATTTCTATTGGAACAAAAATTACATCTTCTTTTACCGCTATTTTTAAAAGAATCGAATGTAGTAACAAATTCGTTTCCACACCTACATTTAACATTAATAGGTGTTTTGCAATTTTGGTACTTGTCGCTAATCAAAGTGCAACCACTATCACTTTCTAATTCAACAAAGGCTTTGATCTGGCTATAAGTGAATATCTTATCTTGATTACATCTATTGAGACCACACTTATTGCACTGTCGTTTTCCTTTCCTGAATTGATTGAAGTCAGTTGTGAATTCAGAACCACACCTGCATTTGAATTTCATCTTTGCACGGTTGCCTGCATATTCATTCGAAAACAATGTACAATCGCTATTTTCATTAACAAAAGAAATAGCGTCTTCTAAACATCTAACTCTTTTAGTCATAACGAATAACCCTCCGACAGAGTTTTTTTATCCGACTATTTAATTTTCAAATGAGAGAAAAGGTGTCGGTACCTTCTTTCGACTCGGGTAGCTAATCCGAATCTATCTCTCTCCCATATTATACCATACCTGAATTATTGATAAAACTTAGGTTTCCCCGAATTCACACGATGTTTTATGCTGCTGATTTCTCAACAACCGGGCTAGATTTAACCCCGATTAATGTAGGATTACCAGGCTTAATTAAAGCTCCATTCGCAGCCCATTTAACGTCGAAAGATGGCAGACCCTCACTCGCCCAATTAACAGGGTTTAACGAACCGTTCACACTAATTTTCGGAACTGGTATATGCACACCACTAAACATATTTGAAACACCTTTTTTAATTTTATCAATCCATTCCATAACGCCTTCCCAAGCATTTTTAAATGGGGTTGCGATTGCATCTTTCACTTTTCCGAACACTTCTTTTATCACTGTAAGGGTGTCCCCTGAACTTTTAAAAATCCCCTCGAACATGTCAGAAAATACTTTCTTTACACCTTCCCAAGCTTCTCCAAACAGTCCTTTCATTTTGCTGCCTATTTTGCCGATGATGCCAAGTACCTTTCCAACTCCCCATATTTGAATGAAATTCCAAATGAATTCCCAAGCCCCTGATAAAATCTGTTTAATCGCTTCCCATACACCAGTCCAATCACCAGTTAGTAAGGAAGAAAACAATTTAATTGTCCCTAAGATGATATCTAAGGCCCCATTTATAACACCTTTTATGTTTCCCCACACATCTTCAATGATGAATAGAACAATAGGCATTACAAATTCAATAATGCTCTTTATAATATCGAATGCATTTTTTACAGCTTGAACAATTTGATCTCCGTTTTCTTTCCAAAACGCCGCAATCTTTTCTATAATTCCGTTCACAAACGACATCACATCTGTTAGCAAAGGCATTAAGTATGGGGCTATGGTATTAAATACACTCTTAATAAAATCCCAAGTAGCACCGATGATTCCCATAATTACTGGAGCGGCAGCTGAGATTAGAGATTGTACATTTTCTATGAAGCTACTCAATTGAGCCTGCACATCCTGAACGAACATAATAATATCTGCTTTTTGCTCAGGTGAAAAACCTAACTTGTCTAAGAAATTACTAGCAGCTCCCCAATCACCAGATACGAGGGCTTTCATAGTTTCTACACCGTATTGTACTGCTGCTGTAGTTTCTTGTATAAACTGAATTGCATTAGCTGAAAAACCTAGTTTAGTAAGGATGTCATACCCTTCAACTAGTGCATTTCTATCTCCAGTTGCAGCAATCCAGAATTGCTCGATAGCAGCTCCAACTTGTTGGATGATTCCAATTGCATCACGAAGTGGTTCGAATACTTTATTCATCGCTTCTTGACGTTGACGAGTTTGATCAATACCCTGTTGGAGTTTCTGGTATTCAACTTCAGATTGGTCGAGGATCTTGTTGGCTTCTTCTTGAGTCATTTTCCCTTCTTCAATCTTCATTTTTAACTCTTCTTTTTTCTGAGCTAACATACCATCAGCGTTCATCATATCTTCGGCATGTTTCTTAGATAGAGCTAACTTTTCGTTATACTCTTCTTGCGTTATTTTCCCTTTTTTAAGATTCATATCAAGAACAGCTTTAGATTGAGCTAACTGCTGATCAGTTTGTTGCATTAATTTAGCTGCTTCAACGGCACGTCCAGATGGATCGAGCCAGTTGGTAAGAGATTTAACAGCATTGTTTGTTCCATTTGTCATCGCGACAAGCGCCGGTTCAACGTGCGAAAAAACAACAAGCCCTAAATTTTCCAATTGTGATTTAACGCCATCAACTGCACCTGATAAGTTATTTGCCATTGTTTCAGCCATAACTTTCGCAGAACCTTCAGCAGTTTCGAGGGTATTTACCATATCATCAAAGGCAGGTTTACCACCCTTAATAACTTGAATCCATCCTGCATAGGCTTCTTCACCGAAGATTGCTTTTGCAGCAGCGATTTGTTGAGCATCAGTTAACTTCCCAAACCCATCGTGTAATTGCCCGATGATTTCATTCATCGGTTTCAAGTTACCTTGTGAATCTTTAACTGTTACATTTAATGCTGATAATGATTTAGCTGCTTCTTTTGGCGGTGCGGCTAATCGAGATAACCCAGCACGTAATGCAGTACCAGCCATAGAAGCTTTGATACCGTTATTCGCAAATATCTGAGCAATCGCAGCTGTTTGTTCGATGTTTAAACCGAATGTAGCAGCTACAGGAGCTGCATATTTCATAGTCTCGCCCAGCTGCTCAACATTTAAATTGGCAGTCGCTTGGGCTAGTGCGAATACGTCAGCAGCTCGCCCTGCTTCAGAAGCTTTCATGCCAAATGGAGTCATCGTATCCGTAACGATATCAGAAGCTTTCGCAAGGTCTAAAGCACCAGCAGTCGCTAAGTCAAGTAGTGGTTTACTAGCTGCAATCATTTGGTTAGAATCCCAACCAGCTAAAGCCATATACTCATAGGCTTCAGCTACATTGGTAGCAGACCATCTAGTATCAGCACCAAGTTTACGAGCGTTAGCTCCAAGCTCAGCCATTTGTAGTCCGTTCGAACGCGAAAGAGCTTCTACCTTTGACATTTGTTTCGTGTACTCAGAACCAACATGAACTATACCAGCAACTGCGGCACCCACACCGACAGCAATGCCGACTAATCCACCCATAGCTATAGCCGCTCCACCAACAGAAGAACCTAAACCAGCTGCCGCAGCGCCAACTTGACCAAATCCACGACCTAAGATACCTGTGGTCCTTTGCCCGCTTCTTTCTGCATTAGCCAATCCTCTTTGTAACTGATCGTCTTTTAAGAAGATTGAACCGAACATCTTAAATAATTCCATCTATTCACCCGCCTTTCCGCGGATTTTTGCAACTCGAGCAAACACTTCTTCTTTTGTAAGTTTCTGCTTCGGTGTTTGTTCGATTGAATCGTTGTATTGTTGTACCTGTTCTTGCGTTGGATTTTCGCGCTTATGTTTAAATTGAGGAAATGTTTCATCGCAGTACGGTTGCAGGGCGCACCATTCCTCCCATAACATGCGGTCCATCTGTTTCTTCTTTGCGGTGAGATACAAGTTAATAACTATCTCTGCATCCAAACTCCTTATATACTCCATATTTGGATAGCGAGAAGCTAACGTATCGATGAAGTCTATTTCATCAAGTTCACCGCATTGGAAAAAAGCTTAACCAGCCCAACTTCTGAATCTTTAATTGCAATAAATAATCGAACCAACTCTTCTAGATTTAAAGTTCGAATCGTTTCCCAACCTGGTGATGTTTTTTTGCCACCTTCATCTTCATGAACTAAAAGTCCGGCTACAAACTCAAAAAATTCCTGTTCTGCTTCTTCTAATCCGAAGATAAACTTCATGATAATGTCATACCCGAAAGTCTCTTGGGCAGCTAATACATCAGCTTGAGTTGCTCCTTCTTTATTTCGTACGCCCATCATTAAATCTTTAAGTAAATTAATATCAACCTTGAATTTCGATTTCTTCAAAATACGAACTACAGAAAATAAATCTCCACCATGAATTTGTCTCACTTTATATTCTTTTTCTTGAATTGCAATAGTCATATTTATTCCTCCTTAAAATAAAAAGAGCAGGGATTATCCCTACTCTTTAACCTGCTGGTATTAATTTAGCTGCTTCTGTTGCTGTTAAAATACGTTTTTTCCATGGTACTTTTCGAATGTTTTCTGGATCACGATGTCCTGTGAATGTCACTTCTGGAACAACTTCACTTTCGTTTTCAAATCCTAGCTCTAATGAACCGTCAGATAATGCGTTATATACGATAATTTCAACGATATCTCCACCTAAAGTTTCGCCAACCCATGCTACGTTTTTAAGATAGCTATCTTTTGTTAGACGTTCTGTAGCTTCGATCACGTCGTACTTAATTGTTTTCCCGTCTTTTGTAACAGTCTCTTCTGATACTTTTAAACCAGCAATAAAGTTTTTGATTTTTTCTTTATCCAAAAATTCAAGTGTCTTAAAACTAATTTGAGTTTTTGATTTTGTAATACGTTTCATCCCCATAGTGTCACCAGGAGAACCATCATATTCAATTTCTTTAAACTCTGGTTCGTATTTAAATGAGCCACCGCCTTGTGTAGCACCTACAGGTAGTTCGTCTTTTTCTCCATAATTAAAGAAGAATGCACCCCAATCTCCGAATAGGACATTCTCTGGTTTTGGTTGTGGAGCTGCCATATAATCAACCCTTTCTATTGTTTAAAATAAGTTCTTAAAATGAACCTCACTTCTTTACGTCTGATATTCGGGTCTGGATCAGGTACTTTCTGACTCGAAAGATAAGAAATAGCAGCACCAAATTCAGCACTGCTTAACCTTTTTCTATGAAGATTGTTTTCTAGCTTCATAATCAGTTCATCTATTTTACTAAGATGAGCGGAAGTGCCGTAAATATCAATTGTAAGCATGATATTCTTTCGTCCCCATGGTTCTTTGTCATCATTTACCGTGAATACCAGATAAGGCATTTCAGCCGTTGTTTTAGCGATTTCATAATACGTTTCTTTATGAATCTGTTTTAATTCACTGTGTAATATATTTATAAAGTCATTCATGCTATCTACCTCATTAACGACGAATAGGTTCGCGTGCCAACTTGTGTAATTTGCGGTTTATTGCTCTCTGCTGCTGGTCTAAGAAAAGGCTGTGCATGTTGCCCTTGAGTTTTAACCATCTTCCCTGTTTTAGGGTCACGGTACATCCAAGGAGTTTTACGCCCATCACCGTCTACAGCATAAATTCCTGTTCCTTTCTCAACATAAATTCCATGATCAGCAGAAGTACCGATAACAACTTTTTCTTGCTCTGCTTTAGAACTAATGCTTCTTCTTAGATTGCCAGTGTCTACAGCAGCAAGTAATTTAGCTTTAGAAGATACAAATTGACCAATAGCAGTATGAGCTGCTTTCTTTGCAGCCAAATGTCTCGCCATAACAGCGGCTCTATTGGATTGGAATTTCACGCTCATATGGCAACATCTCCAATTCTATTTGAAAGAATCTACCCGCATTCATTGGATCGCCCGGATAAGTAACGCTGTATACCTTCTTATCGATAACTAATCTATCTTGAATAGTTACGTCGAAAAGCATGCAGTAAAAGAAATGTGTGCTTTTCTCTTCTACTTTCTTATTGCGAGCATCCTTTGTCCCTTGGATAGCATCCAATACACCTTTAACAGTATTGATTTCTTTCCATTCTTCTGTTGGATATGGTCCATCATCAGAACCAGCGTTACGAAGTACTGTAGCATCTTTTCCAAACTTGCGTATCATTGACTGAATCATAGAACACGTAACCTCACTTTCAGCCCCTTCGTGACGCTTGCTGGATAATCTACCACATCATCATAAGTAACAGAATAGTTACCTAACGATTCACTTTTCTTTCCTTCTCTCTCTTGCTCCATATACTGATGAACCACCATTTTAGCGATGATACCAATATAAGCAGGAGGGAATTCAGGAATAGTTCTATTGGTGTACTGAGCAACCATTAACATTGTATCTTCAATGCTTATTAATAAATTTTCATCACTTATATTAGGTACTTGCAGTTTTACACGTTTTAAAATTTCTGCTTTCATATCTTCCATCTAATCACCTACTTACGTAAAAGAAAAAAATGGAGAAGGCTTATTAAGCCCCTCCACCTGGTTTTTCCGGAGTAATTGATGTAACTGTAGCTGTAAGTACCGCTATTGACTCTTGACGAAGGATATCTCCACCATAAACCATAAGACCACGAATACCATCTGCAAAGGAATTTTGCAGACGTTGTGCCTCTGTTTCAGTTAACTGTGTCCCGTATCCAATGGCAGACTTATGAAGACCTAAAATTTTATACTTACCACCAGTACCGTGAATTTCTTCTGATACAACGATTTGTGATCCATTAATAATCTGTCCTTCAACAATACCATTTTCTAAAACAACAGGTTGCTTAGTAAAGCGATCATCTTTAGATAATAAACCTAAAACCTGAGAATTGATGATTGTGAATCGTTCAGTTTTAGGAACCTTTTTAATATTTAAAATCGTATTTAAGTCTACAACGTAATCATATGCATTTTTAGGTGATAACTCAATTGGACTAGAGTCACTCCCAATTGTATGAGTTTTATGAGCGCCTTTATAAAGCCCTAATACGAATGTATCAACGGTTTCCTGAAGTACCGCTCCTGCCTCTTGTGTATGTGGGTCGATTAAATCTCCAGCAGCCTGAACTGCATCTACATCATCAACTTTGAAAGCAAAATACTTTTGTTGATCCATATTAATTTCTACTTTAGAAGGGTTGGTATCATCCCATTCGATTGTACCATTATAATCTTTTACATTTACTGCGCCTACACGATTAAAGATAATCTTATTACCTTCGATTTTCGTTGGCGTTGTTGTAATTAAATCCGCAATAGAACGCTTGTGAAAGTTCGCCATCAAGCGCGCTTCCCAAATTGTTGGAATAAAAGTTGATACTGACATATATTAATTCCTCCTTAATGTTTTTCCATAACTAAAGAGATTACTAAACTAGCAATCTCTTTTGTTCCTTTTATATTTTTTTGACTGTACTATTCAAATCACTTAACTTTCCTAGTGCTACTTACCCCAATTGCGCATATCCTTCTGAATTTGTGGCCAGTTCGCATTAATTTCAGCTTGACTCATTGAATTTACTTGTTCTCTCGTAAATCCCCCTCCAGTTCCGCCACTAACATGGATTTCTCGGCCAGCAGCTTTAAACTTTTCAGCCACTTTTACTTCTAATGCAGTAGAGAATAAATCATTAAACTTTGACACCCTAACTTTTGTATCTTCTACATCTGAACCAATAACAAAATCTACAAATTTAAGATCCAATCCAACCGCTGATAAACCATCTGATGCAACACTCTGCATTTCTTTCTGATGAAGTACCCTTTCTCGCTCTTCTAGTTGTTCCTGAAGTTGCTTCATCTCATATTCAGCTTTCTCTTGTGCAGTCATAGAAGCGGTTTTATAGTTCTCTAATTCCTTTTTTGTTGCATTCAGTTCTTTCGAATATTTAGAGCGCACTCTATCTTCCGCTGATTGTACCATCTTCTCAATAAATGTTTTTGTTGCATCATCTAATTTCGGTTCTTTTTGTTCACCAACTGGCGGTTCTTTTTGCTCTTCAACTAGTGAATCTTTTATATCATCCGCAGGTGATGTTTGTTCATTCTGTAGTGTCTCATCTGCAGGTATTGCAGGATCAGAAAAGAATTGCAGATTTGATAAACGAAACGGTAACTTTGTTAGTTCTCTTTCTTTTAAAAACTGTACTTCCGCTTGCTTTTGTAATTGTTTCATTATTATTCCTCCTCTGAGTTCCTATGAATACACCCTATTTAGTTCGTATTTTATAAGCCCTCGTGTGTTTTATTATTCAAGAGATTCTTTCCATTCCTCGTAACTAACTGCGCTAATCACCTCATTCTTACCTGTAGTTGGGTTTCTGGCCCTTCTCTCAATGAATGAGCTAACATCCGCTACCTCAGTAATGAAAGTACAGCGGCATCGTACAACTTCTTTAGCAGGTAAATTACTATCATGTGGATATTCGCAACTATAACCACCGACTTTAAATAATCCTTTAAACGGTACTTTTTGATGATCTGCTGCTTGGTGAGTAGGACGCGTACGTTTATCTAATGTAGAAATCCAAATCTTCTTCATTGATACACCTTCATCAAAAGCGTGAGAAGCACTGTCATAAGTACCTAAGTTTTGCACCCTAGCACTTTCTGTCCAAGCGACCATTTGGGCTTTCTTCGCATCACCATCAAGTATCGGCTTAATCCGATTTGCCATTGTTGCATATCCTTCGCCTTTTCTAAGACCGATAGATAACTCTCTGCGTATTCGGTTAACTATCTGTACTCGATGTGTACTTAACCTTTGATTGAGTGTCATTTTATCGATTGGCATTTGTACCGCTCGTTTAATGACGTTCGGGTCAAGAAGACCATACGAAAGAGCCACGCCGACTTCTTTCTCGATGAGATAACTCGTATAATAAAAAGACTCTCCATACTGATTGGAGAGCGTTTCATTGAGAGTTTTCTTTTTCTCATATGTTATTTCATTAATAACGTGTTGCAGTTCACTTTGCATGCTCTTATATCGATTGAATCGGCGCATTTCCTGCATACTCAACTGCTCATTTACGGCATATTTGGCATAATAAAAAGCCAGTATTCCTCTGACTTCTTCTAAAGCATCTTTATACAGGTAGAGAATCGCCTTTTCCAGTTCGTCCTCTATCTTTTGGAGATGTTTCTGCTTCTTGTCCCATTCCACTAGGCTCACCTACCTTGTCGAGATTCATGGAATCCGCCTCTTCTTCCTGCATCTTCTGTATCTCCGCTTTCGGATCAGAAACAACAGATAACATAGATAATCGTGTTTCTTCGCTTACTAAACCTTGTAGTTTAGACTGCACATCAGCTTCATCAGCTAAGTTGGCTGGAAGGTTTCGCGTAAATTGAAACGTCATACAAAGGTAGTCTAGTTCTCCTTTATTTGAGCGTAAGTTCCAAGCGTCAAACAATAACTTAAATTGTTGTCGCAATGACTTAGTAAACTTCATTTCTAATGTTCCTGATTTAGTTTCTAAAGCTAATAACTTGTAACGAATAGCAACACCAGTAAGGTTACCACCAAATGATTCATCAGAAAGGTTCACATGCTTTGTGAAACGGCATATATTCTTTTCTAATCTGTCGAGATGGTGTTCTAAGATGTTGTCATTAAGGTCCTTAGTTAAAAAAGAAGCCTCACCATTCTCACCTACATCAAGAGCTCCTGTTTGTTTTAGCTTCTCGATAGTATCATCATCTATATCAACGCCTTTAAAGATCATATAAGCCAGACGAAACTGTTCAATTTCACTGTTTACATCGGAAAATGAACGGTCGTAACCTTCAATAAGTGATATAGCTTTATCTACATCGCCTTGTAATTCTTCATTATTAGGAAACCCAATAAGTGGCACACCTTTAAATAAGTTTGGAATACGGTCAGTCTCTGTTAACTTATCTAAACCTTCACCAGTGTACTCAATAATGTTTGTTTCATTGTAAAACTCTACTTTGTAACCATCCTTGAAATCATCACCATCAATTACTTTGATTGGATAGCAGCGTATAGCGTATTTAGGTTCTGCAATACTTGAATTCGTAAGAAATATAGCTTCGTAAGGTTTGATATTCATAACCTTTTCGATACCTTCTTTATCGTGATACAGTAGTCTCGCTCCGTATCCACAAATAGAAGCGAACTTCCCTGTTTCTGCGTCAGCATCCTCAGTATGATTCGCTTTTAAAAAGTCCTGAATACGTTTCAATACTTCATCATCTTCATGATCTAAGCTGTATGAGATAGGCAACCCAAACATATAACCGATTTTTGTATCGATAATTTCAGAAAAGAAGTCATTGTTTAGCTTATTGTTAACCTTATCTTTATTACCATCACCTTTAAACTCGCGAGTAAAGATAGGTACACCCTTTTCACTTGCTTTGTATCGCTCGTACCTGTTAATCATGCGTTGTTTTAATGGTTCAAACTCATCAATAATTTTTTTTTAGTAACTTTGATGTAGGCTCGCCATTTTGTTCATCCAGCAACGGAATATAGTGTTCAAACATCGTCTCACCTCCTTAATAGATTGACTTAACAGCCTTAGCTTTGTTATTAGTTACAACAACTGTATTTACAAAGTAACGATCACCATCCATTTGGTGGTCATTCTCTTTATTTGGTTTATCTTCACCACGAGCTGTAGCTTTTTCATCCCAAGTATAAGAAGCGTATTCACGGAATGTTTCTTTACAGCAGTCGTTGTATTTTATCTTCTCTTCATTAAGAAGTCGCGCTACATTTCTTATGCCATCTATAACTTCATTCTTAGCTTTAAGCACTTTGAATCGATTCTTTTTCAATAAAGCAATAAATGAAGCTGCTGATGGGTCAACTATAATCCCGCGAATAGAAATATCTCCGATGAATTCTTTTAGGTCGTCAAGATACTCATCATCTGTCTTTTGCCGTGAATTTTTACGACCATCATAATGGTACTCTTTTGTTTTGTACCATATACCTTTACACAATCCCCATAGTCCATATGTCATAGGGTTCTGTGTACCATAGTCACAAGATACATAATACTTCTCGTATTCTCTTTCTACTGTTTTTACAACATGCTTTTCCTTGTTAAACATGTCATATACAATACCTTCTGCAAGCACCCATAAACCTAAAATGAAGCGTTGAAAGAAGACTCCACTATACATACGATAGTATCTTTGCTTCACTTTTTCAGATAAAGAAAGATTATCGTCCATTGTAAAATGAATATGTAGCAGGTTCTTATCTTCCTTATTATCTATCCATTCAAGTTTGAACCAATGATACGGGCCGGCAGGGTTACAGTTAAACCAATACTTTGAGCCTTCAATAGAACAACGTCCTGTCGCTTGGTTCACAAAGCTTTGTGGCATAAGAGCAACTTCATCAAAAAACATACCAGCTAATGTAATACCTTGGATAAGTTCTTGTGATGATTCGTCCTTACCACCAAATATATAGAAATGATTCGTATGGCTATCTTTACTAATGGTAAGCATGTTCTCTGATAGATGGTCTTTCACTTTATATTTACGTGATTTTAACATCTTCTTTAATGGAGTAATTACGTTGCGTCGCAGTGATCCAATTGTTTTACCTGCCATACCTAGGTTTTCACCATTAAATGTTTCAGTTCCCCACATAACATAAGAAAGAGCCATCGAAACAGTTTTGCCAGCACGAATAGAACCATCGCATATAATGCCGTCATGGTCCTTCACAGGTGAATCTTTTCTCCACCAAGTGAGTACTTGTAATTGTTTCTTTGAGAATGGTCTAAATTTAAAAGGGGCAGGTTTAAGTTTCATCTTCCCACACCTCTGCTGTTTTACCTTCTAACGCATCGATGAATCCGTCATCTTCATACTCTTCACCTTCATCACCTTTAATACGAGAAGTATCTGCTTTAATTTTATCAATTTGAGCTTTCTGCACTTCCATCTGGATTTTGTGGCGTTCTTCTTCGATTTTACGTTTGAAATTGTCAGGTACTAAGTCAAAGTACTGAGATAGTTTGTCCAGTGCTTTCATCTTGTCAGCAAGTTTTACTGACACGCCATCTTTTCCGAGTTTTACTTCGGTTATTATAGAACCATCAACCATGTCAGCCTCGTGTAAATCTACATAATTTATGATACGAGTTATTTCTTTACCGGATTCATCTTTCATCGGGCCAAACATCCCCATTACAGGTACTTCCTTCTGTCCAAAGGTTACATAGTTAGTAATATCAGCAAAAGCAATCTTAATGTACTCTTTAAGCACATCCATGGCTTCCACAAATACATTCTCGATTAACTCACCTTTAAGCTCTTTTATATAGGAAGAAACTCGTTCACGTCTTAGCAATCGACTAGCCTGTACATGAGCGCCGTCTTTGGAGTATCCAGCCTTCAGTGCAGCTTGTGTACCATTGAAGTATTTCACATAATACAAACAAAAGAGCCTTTCCTTTTCGGTCAACTCTTCATCTTCTAAAATCTCTTTCAGTTTTTCTTTCGTTTTGGGATTTTTAACATTAGTAACGCTCCTTTTCGCAATAGTAACGTTACCATTCATTTGTTCATCCCATTTGTCTTGTGATTTCCACTTTCTGATCTGCGAAGGTTTAAGGTTTAACTCAGTAGCAATATCAATTAATGGCTTCTCACCTTTACTTACTTTATATATTTCAAATGCTTTATCTCTGTCCGCGCTACGTTGTCTAGCCATAACCACCACCTCACGATAGGCTCTATTAGTTTTTTAAGCTTTTAGGAATTCTTCCATTGTTTTATCGAGCAAACTAACCATTGCTTCTCTCTTTTGCTTTGGTGTTGTGTTATCTTCTAACTCATTAAAGATTGGAATTGCACTTTCTAATTTCTGTTTATCGATGCGCTCATTTACAAAGTCCTGTCCCAACATCGAAATGAATGTACCAATTGCAATCGCTTGTTCTTGTTTAGTTAGTTTCATTATTCATCATCCTCCAAAATCACTCTAATTTATTCTTGAAATTCCCTAAAACTCGATGTATTATATTTTTGTGTTTTTCTCAGTTCCCAAGCCGAGAATACATCATCACTTCTGAAAGGACCCGAACTCCAGCGGGTTCTTTTTATTATTCCCTCTTCTTGTAAATCTATTTATTTAAATGTAAAATTATAAATAAGTTCTAACATTTTGAATCGAGGTGAAAATCATGAGAAGTTTTGGCTCATTAATGGTCTCTACTGTCTGCTCAGTACTTCTTGTAATTTGGAATGCCTATGAATTCTATAACGGATTCACAACAGGGCGCACATACTACTGGATTAATGGCATCGGAGCTGTTATCTTCCTTCTATTCTTTATCCTCAACATGCGAGATTTCAAAAAGAAAAACTACAGAACCTCATAACAATAGGAGTTGATACATATGTGGAAAAAGATTAATAATTATAAGTTTCATCTAAAAGATTTGAAATTTATGACTTGGCTATTTCCAATTGTCGGTTTGTTATATGCCTATGAATTCTTTTCTGGGCTAATGTACCACCAGGAGGTTCGTTGGCTTAAGTTAATATGCATGGCGATAATGATTATAGGATTCATGGATACTAGAAAAAAGCTTAAAAACAAAGATTATAGAGTGGCTTAAATCACCAAACACTCTTGAACTCATTTTCGAATCATTGTATTATATTTTCGGGTCTTACTTCATAAATCATTATCAGGAGAATCTGCAGGTTTGCAGGTTCTTTTTTTATAAAATAAAAAAGCAGCGGATTCGCTACTTTAACTGGTTACTTATATTTCAAAATTCCTGCCGTAGCTGTTCGTATTCCTCCATCATAATTCCTCCTCTTTTAATTCTTTCGCCTTAGCATAAATAGTAGAACGCGGAACTCCCGTCATTTTTGAAATATCATTTACACTCAAACCATTCTCTTTCCTATTAAAGAATAAGTTCATAGCCTGCTTCACCTGTTTTTCATCCTGCCCCTTACGTCCCATATGTTTGCCCATTGCTTTAGCTCTTTCTCTTCCTTCAGCTGTTCTTTCGTTAATTAAATCCCTTTCAAACTCAGCAATAGCCCCTAACATAGTAAACATCAATTTACCTGCTGGTGTAGAGAAATCAATTTGTTCTTTAAGAAATACTACCGCTATTCCTCGATCAGCTAATTGATTTACAATCTTATGCAAATCAAATATCGATCTAGCTAAACGATCTATTTTACAAACAACAAATTTATCCCCTTCTCTCATATACTCTAATGCCTTTTGCAATTCTTCCCGATCACTATTAGCTCCACTGTACTTTTCAGAATATATCTTTTCACATCCATATTCTGTTAACCTTTCAATTTGTGCATCTAAGTTTTGATCTTTTGTACTCACCCTTGCATAACCAACGATAGCCATCCAAATCACCTCAAAATAGTCTAAAAGTCTTAAGAATTATACACTTTTATTTTAGACTACCTTTTAGACATTAACAACTATCTGTTTACAAAGTTTTTACCCTATACATTTCAACTGTACAAAAGGGTCAACTTTTAGACAGTTTTATTTTCACTCGTTGTGTTCGTTTGTTTTGTTAATCCTTATCTTTCCTTAACAACAAATAAGACGCCGCCCAAATCAAGGCAGCGCCTACTATAATTCCTATACATTTAATCAAAATCATTTATCCTCACATTATTTATTTCTTTGCTTCCATACCCCATTCTCTTTACGATAAGTATTCTTGCCATCCATGAAGTCAGCTGTATTACCCGGAATGCTATATTTCTTATTCTTTTTCTTAGCTTTCTTCTTCAGCCTTTTCTCTTCTTGAACAGCTTGCAAATCCGCCTTCCATTGTTTCAACAAATCCTTTTCACGTCGCATCGAATTTGTACCCCTTGGATTAAAATGTGAACCAAGTAATTAGATTCTACCTATTTATATAGAATCCTTTAAACCAAATGTCCATTTTGTTCAAAATAAAAGAGCACCTGCAATGGACGCTCTTTCAAATTATTAGAGTATCGTTGACTCTTTTGCCTACTCTCACCTTATTGTATGTTAAAACATTTTCGATATGAATAAGATAATTTTAAAAGAGCATCCAATGGTTGGGTGCTCTTAATGTGATAAGGGGTTTTCTATGAGTATTGAAATAGGATACAAGCGAGTGAACTTGTCCTACACTTTAATATATGCTTGTCCTTATCATAATGTGCAATAAAAAAAGCACCCTCGCCCAGGCGCCAAAAGATACATATACTTTGAGGTAACTAACACGTTAGAAAAGACCCTTCCATATCATTGTATGATTATCGATTGTCTTTATACTTAGCAAACTCATTAAATACGTTTAATGTGTAATTTCTATATAACAAAGAAAAAAGCACCCATTTTGGATGCTTTTTCTTTAGTAGTTAGTTTTAGTTACCGATTTCATTAACTTTTATCGCTAATATATTATCAAGATTGACCAACTCTTCACCAAGCTTTATAAAACGGTATTCATTTCTTATAATGTATTGCTCAACATCATCTGTTGTGGCGTCGCTTCTTTTATAGGAAATAACATATTCTTCATTTCCTCCACCAATCCAATGTACAGTAACCGAAAATCTTTTCATATTATATTCCTCCTCTCCTACTCTATCTATTCGACAAAATAACAGAATATCCTACATAACAAAAAGCCATCACCGAAGTGACAGCTTTCAAGGGGATGGGAGAAAAGAGAGAAAACAAATGGCAAAAGTTTCTCTTAGATCAAGGCTGAATACCCTCAACCTTCTCCAAGCCACCGCATCATGTAATTTTTTAGCTCTTATTAGCTACGCGCTTTACGTTCGGTGGCTGAGAGAAGACTAGGAGTCTTCTCGTTTATACTCCGTAGAGTCGGTCAATACATCGGGTGTCGCGGCCCTTAGCTGACCAATATCGAATTATAAAGGGTTTATATCCAAGACGTATATGAATCTTCCAACGCCTTGTTTGAACCAATACACTAGAGGGACGGAAGGGGAATGTTTTCGCTGTATTGGCTCAAACAAAGAGTGGAACTCTTTGCCCTCGTTTTGGTCATTAATAAGAATCATGGGTAATTACTAATGTACGAGATACGTATACTTTTTAGCTTTTTAGAATGCAAATGTCACTCAATCATGAGCAACCACCTCCATTCCATTTTCAAGAACCGACATATTAGAGAGAAATAGACTTATATTTATTATCAACCCAGAGGACGCATTCCGAGCTGATTGATAAATACAATAGAAACAGCATGACGAATGCGAGTTATCTCACACCCGCCACACTGGAATATGTCATTGTTATACATTCATTGGTCTTTTCGTCTGAACGCGGGTTCGTACCGCCTTGCCCGCCCTACTATGCGGTATACGTTACCGTGACATTCTCGCATAAGAACGTTTCACTTATAGGTGTACTAATCCTCTTCGATATACGGTTGTCAAAGGGCTTGTACATATAATTTATCGCTATTTTCATTTTTAAAATTCCCCCTTTTTTATCGGCGTTTTGTCGACGTTTTTAAATATAAAAAGAACAGAATCACTTTAATGACCCTGCTCTACATTTACTATTTATCTAATAACTCCATCAATTATTAACTTGTTTTTCTAAATTTATTTAAGCGATACTTCTTTTTCTCTTTCTCTATCTCTTGTTTCATAAATGCTTCTTTGTCATCTGCACTTTCAAACTGCTTTCTAAATTTCTTCAAATCTTTATCATCTTGATAAGAAGAACTTATATATACCGTTCCAAATCCTTCTTCCATCGGTGACAGAATATAGTATTCATAGTCTTGTCTAATAAGCCAAGGATCTTTCTTACTAATGACTTCTTTCAAGGATATTTTTATAACAGAGTAAGGGCCTGCATTAAACTCATCCATAGGTTCAACCTTATAAATGGCTTCTGATTTCATTCCACGGCCACCCTTAACTTTCCATTCATTATCTTCTGTGATGTTAACAAAAGCATCACCATCTTTATAATTGTAGACCTCTCCTTTTTTATAAGGTATTTCAGGTCCTCCGCAGCCTACAAGTAAAATAATCATACTAGTAAATATAGCAAATAATAATTTCGTTTTCTTAAACATGCTTTAATCTCCCTATTAATATATTAAAAATAAATAACTATAATATATTAACATACGAATATTATATAATGCACTATTTTTCTATATCTTCAAATCATACCCAATGAAGTTGCGATTAATCGAATAGCATTTTTCTTCTTATAATAGAAATGATCTTTCTTCATTGATAATTCAGTGTAGATAAAACTATCCTTTAACTTCCCACCATTCAAATACTTCATCTTAATAATCTCTGCCTCATCATAATCTAAAACGTGTTGTAAAGCCTTATCAATTTGCTTGAATTTGATATTACTGACATGTCTTGTATTCCTTATCTCAGGAAACAGACTAATTCCCTCTTGTTGTTGCTCCATTTCATTCTCAAAACGTGCTTTTAAGGCGCGATACTCTTTTAGAATGCTCACAACTTCCTTTTGCATCTTTTTCTCCATCTCTTTGTCCATTATTGGTAGGAATGCTAATTGTTCCATGAAGGAATCCCCCTATTTCTGAATTTTAGTTTTTACATTCACATCAGGTACGTGAAATTTTACTATCTTATTATTGAATAAGGGAACCATGCATAGCGAGTAGCCCCCATCATCCACTCTGCATGGTTCCGTTATCCATTAAGCCTTTAATAACTTACGTTTCTTATTAGCCATCTTCTCTTTTGCTACCTCAATGTTATTCGCTACTTTCTTATGGTCCTGATCAATCTGAATCATGCCATCAAACATAACTGGAGCTACTGCTACATCTACGTATTGTAAGTAATCCACTGGTGCTCGTTCTGTCTGTTCTACTAAATACCCATAAATATCAAAGTCTGCTCTTGGTATAGACTTCTTACCCTTTGGTTGATGAGACATCCTTACATACGATTGAATGACTGATAGTGGCACTGCGAATACTGAATTATCCTTACTGAATTCTATAAGGAAGAAGCATATCGCTCCCATCTTCTCTGCTTTCTCCAAGTAATCCAACTGATGCTGTGCAATGTTCTTCAAATCAAAACGTGTATCTTTCTCTGTAGACTTCGCTTCAAATGCTACAGCTCGCCCCTTATATACACCGTCATAGTCTACTGTGCTCTTTGCTTCATAGAATCCATTTAATACTCGTCCACCAGCACTTTTTAACACCTTTACAGGAGTTGCACGCTTGTTTATAAGCGCTACTCCCTCGCGTTGATACATTTCATTCGATAGATTGATAAGCTTCTCAAATGCCATACCTCTGTTTCCTCGTCCCATTGTTATTCCTCACTTTCTATTAAAAGGATTATTTTGTTTAAATTTTGCTTAATTCTCATCCTTGATTATCCAAAAATTCAAAAATCGTTATATAATGAATCCATTCAAACCTTAGGAGTGGTTAAAATGCCAGATATGATACGACTCATTCTTTTCATCTTTGTAGCAATTAGTTCCATCTTCTCTTTAATACAAGAATTTAAAAAACCACAGAAAAGTGTATTTTGGATTTCGCTTGAATTCTTGCTTCTTGTAGGAATGATAATATTAATAACAGAGATTTTAATTTAAATATGAATCTCACAGTGAATAAAACTCAATATTCCGTCAATACTATAGACAACCCATTAAGTTACTTTCTCCTTGTTCCCCCTTGGAGAACCGAGCAGTTAGCTTTTGCTAACTGTTCTTTTATTTAAAATAGCGTTTTTGTTCAAAACGATGCCCTTCCCCATTTGGACGCATTTACCAGTACTTTTACCAAAAAATTCATGATATGGTTGTTTAGTCGAGTACGTCATTACTTGACGATTACCCTTAGAAACCCCGCAGACAATCGGGGTTTCTTTTATTTAAATAACGATTTTATTTTACTCCTTCCCCAACTAAAACTATGCTACAATTAATCCATATTATGTAAGGAGGTATATAAAATGCTCTCACTATATACATGTGTATCTTGTGATCAACCTCTCATACAACACGATGAACATTCGTTTATTTATTACTGCATTAATCCAAATTGCGAAGAAGCAAAACTGCACTTATCTTTGTTGGAAGAGATGGGGTTGTGAACCCTATCTCTTTTTCTATTCAAATAACACTTTTATGAGACTATTAGAGTCATAATCTAATTACCTGAATCTATCTGATTTGATCATACGTCATAACGCTATGTCTCCTAATCTAAATTCATTATCTCTTCTAAGGTTCTATCGGAAATATACGTAGTAATAATCTGTATCTTTCCGTATTTCTTTTTAGCCATTTCTATAGCTTCGCTCTCGGACTCCGCCTCAAACCAACGAAGCTTCCACTTCTCATCTTTATCGTAAAACTCTACTGAGTACGTCATAACGCTATTACGCTTCAAGAATTTGTCCACGGTACTTGTTGCGGTATAATCAAAACTTCCGACTACATCCTCCAGTGTTAGTTGTTTCATGCCCCTAACCCCATTGGACGAGATTTGATTTTGTTCTTATCTGCCTGATCCATAATTAATGCGGCGATTTCTAGTTGATGCCTTCCTAACTCTTTTGCTATTTCAAGAATATCTTTATCCTCATCCCACATTTCTCTTAATTGAATCACTTCGCTTTCATCAAACACTAAGTCCAACTCCTCTAAAGCAATATATAAGTTACGACGCGACTTCTTCATGTACTTCCCCTGCTGCAACGCCATTGTGTAATTCTCCTTTTCCAAATCCGTTCCAAGTCGTGGCATCCCATTTCCCCTCCAGTTGTAATTGATGAATTTCTCGTAACTCCGCCATAACGGCATGACGTCTTCTATCCACTTCTTCAGGACTGCGATTCCCTGCTTCGCAAATACACAGTGCAAATTGATAACAGCCATTCCCCATATCTTTGCTAATTACTCCCGTTCCTGCACATACACACATCGTTTATTCCCCCTTTATATTTTTAAACAGCCGCTGCTTCTTTTTGATTAGATTCCTTATTTAGCCCTTGCCCCATTTTCAATAACAAATTACGGAAGTGCGTAAAATCTCCTCTATTGTCATAGCCAGCAGAATAAGTGTAGATTCTTGATTTCCCTAGATTATGAGCTTGATATTTTAGATAGTGCTTAGCTTCTTCCAAAATGAAGAAGAACGCTACATTTTCCCATTCTTTTTCTACCCAAGCTATGTCGTAATTTTCTATTCCATAATGTTTAAAGTAATCATCGAAATTCATAATGAATCTTTCTTCTCCATCTGTTCCAATAACTCGTTCGTATTGCAAATCATCGAACGTTTTTATTTCAATCGGACATTCTTCCTCTATCAATTCATACCGTTGTTTAACTGCTGCCGTTTCATTCTCATGCCAATCTTCATATTCTGCATCAACACAAAACTTTAAGATATCTGGATCAAAGTAACCTGAAATTTCTTCGCTATATGGGATGAAACGGTATCTTTTTTTCTGAACAACATGCAAAGCATCACATGTGTATTGATTGTCTTCTGTATCTTCGTATTGTTTTTCGCTAAATAATTTTAAGAACTCAACCTGCTTTTCTGTTAATTCAACTGTTACCTTTGTCATTTTCATTTCCCCCTTAGAATGGCAATGCTTTTCTCCTGTAATCCTTTGTATCTTTGAAAACAATCGTTCTAAAGTTATTAAAGATACGCGATACAATTCTTTCATCATATGCACCCTCTAAACGCTCTCCTGTAAGGTTTGTCGTAAAAATAGTAGATTTACCTTGCCTTCCATCAAAAACATCGAATAACACCCTATTAATGAAGTTTGTTGCTTTTGTATTGGCATCTAATGCGCCTAACTCCGCTCCTAAATCATCGACTATTAACACTTCTGCTCTTACTAAGCCTCGAATGATTGAATCCTCAGTTAGTGTTGAATCTTTACTGAACGTACTTTTAATCTTTCGTAATAATTCCCCAACTGTGACGAAGACAACTGACTTCCCTGCTCCAGCAAGTTGATCCGCGATAGCATAAGCAAGATGCGTTTTCCCTGCCCCGCAATTTCCTGCCATAATCGTGTTAAACACTTTTCCATTGAGATAATAAGTAGCGATGACCTTTACAAGTTCAAGGTTCTTTGCTCCTTCCTCGCTAGTAGGTTGATAGTTATCGAAACTAGCTTTCTTAATGTTGCTATCGGCAATCATACTTTGTTGATGGAACATAAACTTCTTCTCATTCGCTTTATCCGCATCGTATTTCGCTTGCTCATGTTGCTGAAGCTTCTTACTCTCGTTTTCAAGGAAGCAACGCGGACAAACAACTTGTCCAACGAACTTCATCTTATTCATACCGTGCGTATCACACACATCAGAATCCATAGTCATATTCACCTTTTTGGCTATATCGGTTGGTATTGCTGCCACCGCTCTCCGCATTGTTTTTTGCTCCTTTTTTAGAATTCATTTGGATAGCTAGTTGGTCGAACTTCTCCCTTAGCTTTTTAGGAGATAAAATGTTCCCCTGCCAGAATAGATCAGCTTGGCACCAATCAATAACATCTTTAATCTCTTGCGGTTCTCTGTTATCGCGTTCTCGCATTAATCTAAATTCATTTGCCCAATTATCGAAATTAGGTTCTTTTTGTTTAGGATTGTTCCCCTTAATTTTTTCAAATAGATACTTAGCCCCGTTGGTGTCGCAAGTTTCAAACTTGTGACGAGGAGGCTTGTTTTCTTTTTCTTTTTCTTTTTCTTTTTCTTTTTCTTTTTCTTTTTCTTTTTCTTTTTCTTTTTGTCCCCGTATCGTGGACGTATCGTGTGACGTATCGTCAAGACCCGCATAAACACTGACTTTTTGTACTAACGAGGTGTTTTCTGTTCGTTCTAGCACCAGTCGTACCAACGACAAATCTTTAATACTTTTAAGCTCTTTCTTTATGCAATCCTCAATCGGCTTGCCACCTTTGTTAAGGTTGTATTTCCCCCAGTTAAGTATGCAAAGTTCTCTAGTTTCTTCGTTATAAACTACCAAATCATGATGATTAATAAAGCGATCCAATAAAGCTTTTGCACTTTCAATTGAGTAACCCAATTCAAAAGCCATTTGTTTTCTAGTTATCTGATAAACTCCAATTTGGTTTGTATGCTCATTAGTCATTAGATAGAGGTAAAAGTATTTATCCTCTGGCGTCATCTCTTCTGAAACTCTTGCATCTGACCAAAATGAAGTTTGAACGTGTCTGTATTTCGCCATTTAGTTCACCTTCTTCATCCAACATTCATAACTCACATTGTCTTCCATGCCAGTAAAACGAACCTTGTCTCTCCCCCTGAATTTACCTTCGTGATGGAAAGTTCTTTCTGCTCTATATACCCGCTTAATTGGTGTTACATAGTCATAACCCCGTTTTTCTAAATCACGAACTGCTATTAGCATTTCTTTCATTGATCCACGTCTGACAGGTATCTTAAACATCACGCATTCGCCCTTTCGCATACCGCTATGTCGCCTTGAATTTTGATTATTTTATATCCTGGGTAGCGATTGGGGGTGATGTACTCAATCGCCTTTACTCTTGCTTCTTTTTCATTCCGTGCGCCCTTCCACACCCACTTCGGAAGGACGACTTTAGATTGATTTTTGTCTAACATAGGCTTAACATCTCCTTAGTTTGTTTGTTCTATTTTTTCTACTTGTTCTTCGATTTCAGAAGTTGCTTTTTCAGCCTGTTTAACCCACTTTGTTGATTTCTTTAGTACTTCTTCAGCTTGTTTTAATGTCAATTCGCCAACTTCTTTAATACTTAAGTGTCCTTTAATCGAGTCTTCATCCACTTTTCGAAGAGTAGCTAATTTTTTTATGTTTAATTTGATTGCACCGACTTGTTGAGCAGTAATCATTTCCTCTTGGATTTCTGGTAAATCTTCACCTGCATAGATGTATAATCCTAATCCGTGAAGTGCAATTGCTTTTACTAAGCACCGTTGGATACTTGTGTTAATATCAAAGCTGTTAGGCTCTGCAATTGGCTTATTCTGATTGTTAAGTATTGGGTGAATCTGACTTAGTGGTATTCCTTGTACAGTTACTTCAACCTCTACAAAGTAACCACAATCTGTTTTAAGGTAAGGTGCCCCATTAAATCGTTTTACTTCCCATGTCGCTGTTGGATCAACCTCACGAAGTTTTTTAACTGCCCATGCCCATGATAAGTAGTTAAAGCGCCCTTTCTTTTCAACATGTTCCGTGCAATCTATTTGAGCTAATTTAGAAAAGTAGTTTTCAATTATCATATGAATCTCCCTCTCCTTTAAAATGGTGATACTTCTGTTTGTTTACTAACCTCATATACTTCCGTAAGTGCCTGTAATCCGTATTCATAGGCTACAACCATTGATGCAGCGTTAGGTTCATTACTTTGCTTATATCGTTCAACTAAATTCTTCATAATTTGAATTTCAGCTTCAATTTTGTTTTGTAGGGCCATCTTATTCACCTGCTACTTTCTCTGTAGAATGGGACTTCACATATTGAGTAATGCACTCTGTTTCTGCGTGTAGGTAAGTACCATCGAAATCTAAACAACTTTCACCGAAATATATCTCTCCATTGCAACCCGCACACTCTTCAATGAAATCTCTTGCTGATGAATCGTGGTGATTTCCGATTAACATTCTGTTTTCAATCATTTCTCGTTCCTCCTTATTTACTGAGAGAAAACTTATGGTATAATAGAGGTAGCTAATTTTAGGGAATGTTTTCTCTACAGCGCTCGTTGCCATCGAGCGTTTTTTATTTTTCAATAGCTAACTTTCTGAAAAGCTGTTAAAATTTAGTTAACGATATGTGTAACAACCGGCCCGTGCTTCTGTACGGGCTTTTTTGATGCTTTCACGCATCGCAATACCCAGGAACCTGCCTATTAGGTGGGGAATTCTATTAAATTCCTGAATATTTCGACAAGCAAAAGCCTGTCCAACTAACTTTATAAAGACGCTATTACAAACATAATCCCTTATAGGTTCTATTGATTATCAACTTTTTTCATAATTTTTATCTTTGTTTTTTACATCCATAATTTCGTAACATCTTTATATAATGTTTTATTAAATTTCGTGTTAAACTTATAACGTTCCAAGAAGTCCTTTACTTTTAGAATCGACAATTCTTCAATACCCTTAGTCTTGCCCTACATCCCCTTGTAGGGCTTTTATCATTTAGCTAGAGTGATATACCTCTTGTATGTTTCCTCAACCTTATCTGCGCTGTTATGTACACCCTTTGCTCTTAAATCCTTTATAATCCACAAGATTTTCTTTCGTTCATATTCATCACGTTGCTGTTTATTTATCATCTTGTGACCATCCTGTCTTTTTATCCCAGACATCAATTCTATATACTAGGTATGATGATAGACATATAGCTGCTGATACAATCGCCAGTGATAATATACTTTCCTCCATCATTTACATCGCCTCCCTATCCATTTCTGGAATAATTCCGCGTTTCGTTAGAAGTTCGTGGATGAAGAGCCTCCCCTTTTGTGTCCAACGCGTATTCATTTTCACTGATCTGCTACCATCTGTATGCACTACATCAACTGTTTTCGATTTTGTATAACCTTTGTTTTGGTATTTGGAGTACAGTAACCATTGATTATTCACTTTGTACTGCACTTTTTCTTCTTTCAGGATTTTATTAAGCTTCATCGCTGATAATCCGTAATCCGCTGCAACTTGTGAGACTGTTACTGTATCTTGGGATTGAAGAATTTGGTCTAGGTATGTAATCTTTGATGCGTTTTCTGCGATCTGTTGTGTTAACATGAGATTTTTTTGTTCAGCAACCTGTCTCGCTTGTTGTTCCTGCTTGAGTTGTGATGCGAGACCAATAATTAAGTCTGGATCTTGAAGTAGAGCATTAATTGTGTTTGGTGTCATGTATGCTCCATGTTTTCTAATAGAAGGAAGCACTTCACTTGTTACCCATTTTCGAAATTCTTTTGCTTTCTGAGTTTCTGATTCGAAAATCAGCTCATACAATCCATCTTCGGTAATGTATGGTTGTCCATCGTGGACAATTACTGATATATCAGCTTTTTGGATGACTTTCTCGATACGATCTTTTCGAAGATAAGTTTTCCCTTTTGCCACTTTCGTATATCCAAGTGACCACGCTACATTTTCAAGATTGAACATTTCCTTACCGTTAAGGTGTATAACCTCTAACGCTCCAAATTCTTGATGATTGAAAACCTGTAACTGCTTCATTTTCTTTCCTCCTCTAAGTTCACAAAAAGTGAACATTTAGTTAAAAATAATAGTTAACTTTTCGTTAACTTTCTACTAATTCATCAACTGTAACATCATACAATTTAGACAACAAACCCAATCTGTATATACTTGGTTGTCTCTTGCCAGATTCAAGTTGTGAATAAGCGGATTTTGTTGAGTAACCAAGATAATCACCTACATAAGCCTGACTATAACCACGTTTCTTGCGTAACGATTTGGCCTTTTCGATATTTAGTTTCATGTTTATCACCTTTGTTCTTTTCGTTAATTTGATAATAACACAACGTTCACGTTTTGTGAACAGTAAAATTTATTTTTTTCTATAAACTTAAAAAGGTTGTCTTTGAGTGAACTTTCCTGTTAAATTTTATATATATTGACTATAGTTAATGAAAAAAAGTAAAAGATAATAGTAGACGGGACTTCTATAAAGGAGAGAAAACTAATGAATCATCAATTGATTAGTAAAAGGGTTAAAGAAATCAGAACGGAAATACTCAAAATGAGCCAATCTGAATTCATTAACGCACTAGGACTAAAAAGTAAATCTGCTGTATCTATGTGGGAGAACGAAGAAATAGATAAATGTCCATCGAGAAAAACTTCTTTAGATATAGCTAAACTCGCAAATGTATCCGTTTCTTATGTATTAGGTGAATCCGATGAGAAGAATCCTGAATTAACAGCTAAGGATGACTTAGAACAAGTAATGATAGATATCCGATCTAAGAATCCTGATAAACAAAAAGAACTTATTGAAATGATAAAACAACTAGTTAAAATATCAGGCGATTGATAGCGTTAAATGCTACCGATCGCCTCTTTTATTTTCAAAAGAATTTCATAAGACTCAGCATCCCCATTATGAGCCGCATTAAAGATTCCTTGTAGATTACTTTCAACTTCAATTAACTCTTTTTCGATTGTATTTTGTTCCATCACCAACATCCTCCGATATTTTCATAGTAGTTTGTGAATTTATCACAATGTATAACCAATATTTAATTTTGAAATTTAGTTAATCCCCCTATAAACAGCGAATGCGATTGCCCCATTAAGAGACAATCGCATTCAATCTATTTATATCGGACCCTTAACCAGAAAATTATCCCATTCCTGTCCCTGGATCCATTCTAAGCATAATTTGAGTTTGAGCATCCTTTGCTACTTGTTTAGGCTGCTCCTTTTGACCTTTAACAGGAGATACATATAATACTCCGACTAAAGCCAAAGTTGTTACTAAAGCTAGTACTTTTTTCATTTAGCATCACCCTTGTATATTATACTATTTTTATTAATATCTACCAATATTTTTCGAGGTAAATAACTATAAAATTTACACCCTTGCGAGTAGAATAACTCAATTGATTTTTCTAGTAATTTTCTATCTTCCAATGCCATTCCTAAATAACATAATTTCATTGGAGACAGACTACCATTCTCTTTTTCGTACTTTCTTAATATAGTGGCAGCTTTTTCTTTTTCTCCTGTTACTATATATAGAAGCGCTTTCTCGCCCACATCAAAAATTTGTAAATCATACATATCCTTTTGATGGATTATTCTAATGTAAGACCTCATATTTAAAAACTCTTTTTTTCGGTTTTCTGCTTTCTCATAAGATAGTTGGTCTAGCATCTCAATCCCTTTATTTAAATACCATAAAGATTGTTCATAATTTTCAACGTATGATTCACCTAAATATCCTAATGCAGAAATCTTTAATAACCTTAAATAACCTAATTCATCATTAACATTCAATATACTATGGCATAGTTCTCTTGATTTTTCTATTTGCTCGTCCATTAGCAATGCATACGCATACCATTCCTTTACACGGCTACTGTATATATCTTTTATAAATTGGCTAGGAAGTTCAGATATTTTTTCCTGTAATGTTTGTATATACCCATCTAAAAGTTTAAAATCCCTACAATCATACATAGAATATAATGTTAAAATATCAAACATTATTTTAGTTTCTTCATTTTTAAGAACTTTACTCTTTTTCCTATTCTCAGTCTCCGTTAAAAGTTTTTCAGCTGTAAAAAATTTCTTAGCTCTTAACCAAACGAGTTCATATATATATGCCCATTCGTAAGTTTTAGAGTTATTAGATTCAAAGCCTCTTTGAATCGCGATTCTAAGGAGTTCCAAATCCCCTAAAGCATTTCCATACTCCATAGCTATTCTTAAATTCTTTTTACTTTTAGTTTTTTTACAAAATTCATGGATCATATAATTCTTTTCAAGCGGATCTTCATATAATAATTCAACTAACTTTACTACATTTAAAAAATTCAATTCACTTTTCCCTGATAAATTCTTTGAAAACGCAGGGCCACTTATTCCAAGTTCTTTTGAAATACTCTCTTGGCTCTTTTTTTGAAAATCAATTTGATCAACAACTTTAAATAACCAATATTTCATTTTGCTCCTCCTTGCCGGAACAAAAGACACGTAAACCCCATAAAGGAAAACGTGCCACCCTCAATCTATGGTGTGTTATAATTATATGTATAAGATCCGCGACAATGTTCCCTAGGGTAGTAGGGGCAGTGTAAGAGTGTTACCAGCACTACTTGCACCGTGGGTCTTTTTACGTCCGTTTATTTTATTATTTTCATAATATCATATTTTTGCCAAAATTCAGTCGTGTGGTTATCAGAAAAAAGTTGAGAAAGTTTGAAAATAGCTTTATATCAACGCTTTCTCACACTTACGGATAAGGATATGCAATAGTGCATCTTTCTGTATAGAGTGCCAAATGCATATTTTACCGTATATTATAACCACGGGAACTTATGAAGACCTTCATGAACGGCTGTGAGGTCCTTTTACTAAGAAAGTTTCATTGTATTTGAAAAAGTTACAAAACAAAAAAGATAGTAAATGATCTTTTTGTTTTGTAACTTTAAATTAACTAACAGGGGCATTCGTTCCACAAAAGTTTGCAATTTCCTATAATGCTGGAAATGCTTATATAGCAAAAAAAGCTCGATTTCTCTATTTAAATACCGATAAATTGAACTTTTCAATTGTATAACCACCTGATTTTTGTAAACTTCCATTTCTCTAGTCCTACTTCATAAGAAGTAAACGTAAAAATAGAACATCTTCTTCAAATTGATAATAGAATCGTGCTAGGACACTTATGAGTAAGTGTAATTATATAACCCTCTGAATTTCCCACATAATTCTCACAGAAATTATTGTGATAGTTTGCTACCCAACCATATTTGTCTAGAAGTTTGGAATCATCTTTATATTCTTCTAATTTCTTCTCTACAACTTGTTTATGTTGAGCTAAACGTGAACGCAAATGGTTTTCTCCGGACTGGAGCAGTACAGATAAATAGTTAACAAACCATTGTCCATTACTATCTTTTTCAATGGAAGCAAATAAAGGTGTGTATGCTTTGTTATTAGGCTCTGGAATATCCTATCCAGCTAATATTCCTACTCACTGGGGAATACTTACAGAAAGTTATATCCTTTAAACACTTTCCATTTTAGCGGCATAGACCTTATCTACAAATTGAACATGTTGTTGTAAATGCATGTAGTTACTTTCTTGAATGGAAGGAGCCCATACACATAATAACTTTCTAGCTCTAGAAAACGCCACATAACCTACACGTGCTTCTTCTATTTCTCCATTTTTTCCAAGCCACTCCTTAAGCTGAGATTCGTATTCAGCCATTACCAATACACATTCCGCTTCTTGACCTTTTGCATCATGAATGTTTAAAATAGAGCCTTCACTTTCAGAAAAGTGCCCTTGTAGCTCTACTTGCTCTATGAGATGTGATAACATGGTATTCTTTGATGCTTTAACTTGATTCTTCCATTTGTAATTAAGCATATTTAGTTTTTTCCCTATAGATTTACCATACAGTTTTTTTGATTCTTCCATCAGAAATTTTTTCAGTACTTCAAACAGCTCTTCCACCGATGTTTCTGTTAATACCAGGTTATCTAAAAACTGAAGCGTAAAGATCTGCAATTTCTTCCACATAAACATACTATATCCAATTTCAACTAATGCAATATAATTAGGGTGTTCATTAAAAAATAAATAGCTGAAGGCTTCACTCATTCTTTCAACAGCTTTGTCAAATTCGTTTCTCCGCTTATATGAGATAGCCAATATGAGATTTTGCAAAATTTGAAAGCGACGATAATGCTCTTTTGCTAATTTCTTAAAAAAAGGGCTTACTTCCACTTCTTGTTTTTTTAAAAGACTATTTATATTTTTCACATAATCATTCCGTCTAGCTAGAATCATAAATGGCTTCTTTTGTTCCTCACATTCTATATCTGTACAAATACTTTGAAACAATTGAATAGCCTCTGAAGCCTCTTTAATATCTTTTATAAATATCACTTTTTGCTTTCTTGTAGCATTTTTACCAGCTCCAGTTTGCTCAATTTCTGTTTTATAATTAGCAAACTGGACAATGTGTTGCGTACTCCGAAAATTGTTGGTTAACATATAGTTTCTGTAACTCTCATTGTTCCACTTTGCTTGAAATATTTCTGGCTTTGCTCCTGTAAAGCTATAAATTGATTGATTTGTATCCCCGACGCAAAAGAACGAAGAATGTTCTAGCAAAGAAAATAACTTCTCTTGATAATAAGTAACATCTTGATACTCATCTACAAGAATATATTTAAAGCGAGAACTAAATGCATTTCGAATATGACCATATTTTTTTAAAATAAGGTAAGAAAGATAAATCACATCTTGTTGATCTATGTATCCTTTATTTTTAATAAAGCTCTTCCATGTCAATGCATCTGAAGAAGAAATCTTATTTCTATAGCAATAAGGATTTCCCTTTTCATCACGGCCCAGGCTCTCGAACGCTTTAAATATACTCTCATTAATATGATAATGGGGGCGTCCTAACATATTTGCAATATAATCTTTATATCCCCTAGCAAAGCCCACAGAAGCAAGTTTATATGGTATTCCTTCCTTATGCTTCAAGTGTGAATAGGGTTTAATCACATGCTCCAATAAAAATGAATGGATTGTTCCTATAAACAGCTCATTAGGTAGCTGCACTCCTTCATTTTGTAGTCGCATCATGATCTCTTCTTTAGCCGCATTGGTATAAGTAATACAAGCAATCCCGGACAAAGCATTTATGCGATTTTCAATTATATATTTCAACCGCTCTATCAATAACGTCGTTTTACCACTTCCAGGTCCAGCTTGTACAGTAATTGAATCAGTATGAGGAGCACATGCTATACTTCTCCGGAAATCATCATTATCAACCATCACTTCTTACCTCCTCTTCATTCGTAAGAAAACTAAATACCTGCTTGATATATGCTGGAATATGAAGAACTTTCCCTTTATTCAATTCATCTAATATGAACTGGGAGAATTGACCCTTCTCCTTTGAAATAACTTCATAGGCTTCTTTTGCAAATTCGTGCCCGTCCAAAGTAACAATTCTTTCCCTTTCTGTTTTTGTTCCAATATCGTATGTTTGAATTAACTCACGAAAGAAAGATGCATTATTCTCCATCATCAAATCATATTCAAATGTTTTAAGATTACTAGATATATAAATATTAGAGGATGTGCTAAAATCATTAATTAAACCAGTTGTTCTTGAACAGATTGGAAAATCACCAAATTTCGTAGGATAAACTGCCTCTTTTACAACCTTATCGTCACTTCCAATCACTTCATCCCCATGCATGTCTATTACTGGAACAGATTCTGGATCACTATCAGTCAAAACAGCACACTTCATATCTAATCCCTTTGATCCAAATAACTGTAAAAATGGTCTAAATGCTACACCATCTACTGAAATAATAGATATCCCTTCACTTTCTAATGTTTTATCTTCTCCCGCGTATCGATTTTGTAGCATAGAGAAAAATTTCGGTATTAATAGACGTTCTGCAATTCCTTCTACTAATAAGACCCTTCTACCAAAAAAAATATCAGATTTGGTAGCATCTAACCATCTTTCTAAATACCGTTTATAATCTCTTTCCTCTTTTTTATTGGTATCAAAAATTGTTCCAATACGTTTAGATAATGTCCTATTGTTCCCCTTATAAAACACTACTAAATTATCCAGTTCTGCATGCGAACTAACGTGTGAAGAATGGGTTGTCATAATAACCTGGCCTACGACTTTCTGATTAAAGAAATAATTAGCTAAGAACTTTTGTAAATGACTATGCAGATGGGCTTCCGGTTCCTCAACAATTAAAAGTGGAAACACATAGTCATGATTTTGATTTCGCTTTTCCTTAATGGCTGTATATTGAGTAAGTAAAAGGCTAATATACAGCAAATTATTATAACCAAGGCCATTCATATCAACAGAATGTACTCTGTCTTCATATGAACCAATTAGGACCTTTAAATCTTTTAATAAAGCGTCATAGTCACTTTCTCCCATTTGGATTTTTACTTGCTGTCTCATAGTCCCTGTAATTTTTCGAAGATGTTCATTGATATCACTCTGTACCTTCTGAATTTCTCTACCTTGCATAATTTGCTCATTAAGTTCATCAATTTTTCCTGAAATCTTATGAAGCTCCTCTTCTCCAAGATCGAAATTTTTTAGGATTCTCTGTAATTGACCAGAGGACTTTTTTAATTCAGCATTTGCATCTCTAAGAGCCCCTACATACTCGACTCCAAACTTGGATAGCATATTAAAATCAAAGGTGTCTAATGTTTCACGCTCCCCACCATAAATTATCCACTCATACTCATGAAGGGGAAGCTGAATTTTGCTAATAGGGGTAGCATCAAGAGGAGCTGAAACCGAAATATTTGCCTTTGGTTTGTACTTGTAGGTAAGTTTTGCCTCTCCTGGATTTCTTGTTAGCCATCTACTTGTAATAGCAAGATCGTTTTCTGTTTCGATTCCTTTTAAAGTTGCCTCAATTGTAATCTCTGGCCAGTTCCCTTGAATATTGAGTCCACTCCAAAAATCCTCTTGTTGTAATATTCTTTTTCGTAATGAGTAATTACTATTAAAGATAAGACTCAACGCCTCTAAAAAATTGGATTTCCCCGCATTATTTTCTCCAATGATTATAGATAAGCCTTCATTCAAGCTTACATTAAACTCTGAAAAGCTTCTGTAATTCAAAATTTTCACATCAGATATATACATAAAATCCCTCCATATTTATGATGATGTTCCAAATAATTCTATTATAGAAGGTATGGTATAGTATATAAACAGATAAACTAACACAAGATTTAAGAATTATACCTAATATGCTAAGAATGTAAATTATCCCTGTCCAATACAATAAATTGTATTCAAGTTAATATTTTATTAATAAAATTTATAATTTAAATGGTCATCAACAAAGACATACTGTATCCCTAGTTCATTTTAAGTGGAGATTATCCCCTTCTTCTAGAAGTTTATAATTTTATCAAATATGACGAAAAAGCCAGTTGGCTCTCTTTTTTGTTACTTGATTGCAAAAATGATAACATAGACTTAAAAAGGGGTGATGATTATGAATCATAGTTTCAAAACAAAATGTAAGGTTTGTGAAACTCCATATTTAATAAAATATCAAGTTGGTTATGTACCAGAAAACCATTTTTCTTTCGAGTGCCCAACTTGTGGAGTAATGATTGAAGGAACGATTAATGTAGATAATAAAAATGTTAGAATAGGTTGGAATTTCGATAATTTAATAGATTTCACTGGAAATATTTTAGAATCTAAAGAAGGTTACTGTATTCAACTAACCGGTGAATTCTATGATGAGAAACTCTCTTCTCTTAAGGGTTATTTTCCTTTTACCCCAAGCCCTTTTATGAGAAACCTTGGTCCTCATATAGAAAAAATGAATGGGTTAGCGGTTTACTTGGCTGAAGATATTCAACAAGATGTCAACAATCATAAAAATCTTGTCAATTTAGTACTTAGTAACAAAAATAATGTTAAATATGTTTATTCAGAACTAAAAAGATTAATTAGGAATTTAAATATACCTGAAGAAAAATTTGCTACTGATTACAATATAAACAGATATTCTATATTATTTTCGGCAATTGTAAATAGTATCAGCCCTTTATTAAAGCTAAATGAGAAAAAGTTCCAGGTAGATGATATTAAAAATAATCTTTATAAAATGTATGAGGATAATATTGAATTTCAAAAAGTTAAAGACTTATTTCAAGATAAATTACCTAGCCTAATTAATTCTTTAATTAACGCTTTTTATTCTTCAATAAGTATTATTCCTAATATTGTTCCTATAATTACTTCTGAAACGTTCAACCATAAGAAGATTGAAACAATAAAGGAGGATTATGGTCTAAGCACAGCTAACTATAAGACTCTACTGCAAAATTATGCTGAAAACTATGAAATACTTGGGAAAATAATTCCTTTAATAGTTGTTATTGATAATATCATTAACAGAAAAGACATTAATAAATTTTCGGACAATACTAATTCACTAGAAAATTTTTTAAATAAACCAATTGGACTTCAAATTCAATACTTAAAAAAAATATCTTCAGGTGTTTCCAGATATAATGATCTATCCATTCTAAATAATAAAATACGAAATGCTATAAATCATGCCTCGGTGGAATATGAGTCTATTAGTCAAAAATTAATTTTTAAAGATAAAAAAATCACAACAGAAAAATATTTAATTGAATTTGCTGAGGAAAACTACGTGATGTTATACCTTCAACTATATTGTCTATTCATCGTTTGTTCACTGGCTACGAAGTTTTCAAAAATAGATGCTACTTAATAAAAAAAAGAGCTATGGTTCTCTTTTTTATTTTTATTCAACACAATATGACCAAATTATTGTAATCGGACTCATTACATGAGTTCATAAAATCTTACATTTCAAAGGAATAAGCAATAAAATTCACTTTCTTTTGAACACCAAACTAAATGTGATTACAACTATATATGCAAGTCGAATTCTATATTGATTACTAAAAAATCATATTCTAGACCTAATTGAAAATACATACCATCTAAAATAACATTCAAATTTTTAAATATACTTTTCAAAAAAATTATATATCTTAATCGTGCGGTTATTTATGTCTATTTAAAATATACTTAAATTTCTTCCGATTTTATTATAATATATATATATAAATTATTAACTACTAAGTAATAAAAGACACTTTTTTGATAATACATAAAATTTTATCCAAATAGGAAAATATGTTATTCAAAAGGTTACTAACATATTTATTTCACTAAAATTGTCTCTAACTATTACTTTTTATTATGTGGTTACATAAAAATAAGGGGAGATTTTTAGGGATGCCTTCAGATAAAGAGTTTAAAGCTGTCGTGGATCAATTACGTTTATTAAGAGATCGGAATTTAGCTATTCAAGATTTAAAAAATGCAAAATTACATCTTCATGAAAAAAATTATTTTAATTTAATAAATGGTTTTGAAACCCTTTTATTAGATGACCCTAAAGGTACATCTAAATATTATACTAATGTTTTCTTTGATGATTTTTTAAGTCTTTATAAACTTGATAATCAACTTTCAAGTTTAATATTCCAAAAAATTTCGGAACTCGAAAACAAATTAAAGACTTCTATATCTTATCATTTTAGTAAAAATCATTGCTCTACTTTATGTGATAATAATAAATACATTGAACTTACTAGTTATTCTCTTCCCAAAAGAACAGATGGACCTAAAGAATATACTAAACATTTTAAGAAACATAAATTATTTAAAAAATCAGCTTATTTCGAAGGCATTTTTAGTGGAGATTTTTCTGGAGATGTGACTTATAATCCCGCCCGTGGGCAAACTATACTTGAAGGAACATTTACGGGCAGATTTGGATCTACATCAATAAATACAGTCCAAGGTAAGTGCACCTTTTTTAATTCGAAACAAGCATCATTAGTAGCACATATTCATTCGCTTGCCCCTTCATCAGGAACATCTATTACTACACCAATAACCATTAAGGATGAAAGAATATATGGGTTAAATTATATCGATGAATGCAAAACAAGGTTTCCATTTATAAATGAATATAACAATCCTCCATTTTGGGTTGTTATTAAAACCCTAATGTTTAATGATTTAATTCTTTTACTTTATGGACTAAAGAAACGTACTTTTGATGCTATTTTAAGGGATTTCAATCTAAAACCAAAAGACAAAGAGAAATTTTTAAATTCTTTGCAAATCATTAGAGAATTACGTAATACGTGTGCACATTTCGAATTGGTTAATCGTTTCAGAACATCAAGTTCCTTAAAAATTAACCAGCATTTAATTTCCGAATTAGGTCTTACACCTATGAGAGCAAACAAATATGTCCTTAAGTTATATGATGTTTTAAAAGTCTTAAAACAATACATTGATTTAACGGAAATTAAATTATTATTATGGAAATATCGTTATGAAGAAAAGCATGATATAGCAATTTCTTTATTAGATAGAATGGGAAACTCAAATATTTTTTACTGGATATAAATTAAACATTAATTTATTGACCTTTTTTCGTATATATGTTATATTTATTTCATAAAATAACGTATAGCCAAGACGGCGTGTCAAGCTATCGCAGCTTGCTAAAAGTCCAAAAAAACACTATTCATTTGAATAGTGTTTTTTTGTTACATTTTATTAAACATTAAGTTTGCAGCTTTTTCAAAAATAGATTAATTCATTGTCTTGATAATAAATTATACAACTTTATTTCAAACTAACATTTTTATTAAAATTCTATTCCAGTTCAATAAATTCATTAAATTCTTTTTCTAATGTTTTTATTACCTCATAAGTAATTTGTCTCATTGTAAACAAATGAGGATTAGGAATTGGCTCAGGATCCCCATCATTTCTTTGAAACGTCTCTCCTGTAGAAATCCCTCTAGTCAAATGGAAGTAAGAATCACGAAGTTTGCTATCAACATGAGCACCTCCGTCTCGATTTGCAAGCTCTGTAACAATACTTTTTCTTGTAAATGTGTTACCATATCCATTTGTTAATATTACTTGTTCCTCCCACCATTCCTTAAATGGAATGTATTTCTCTTCATTCTCATTCAAGTACGGTATCAGTGTAACTCCATCAATACTAACCTCTTCATAATACATTGGTTTACTCAGTGGCATAATGCAAATAGATCCATCCTCTTGAACCATGTCATGTTTAAATGAAGAGTCACAAAAATGTATATCTTTTCGGTCTAGATGTTTTAACAATGATGTTGATTGATTTGTATCATGTAAAAGAACCCTAACAGTTGTTGCCATTCTTTTGGCCTCATGATATTTTTGCTTTTTATCAAATACATCAACAGAAGTAATTAAAAAATCATATGCTTCAATTAGATTCTCCATAAAATCTTCCTTTTTCAACTTCATAAAATATCCCCCTTTATGTAAAAATAGCTCTTACTATATCATACACGATACCCAATCCAATTTTCATTTAATGATTTTAAAAAACTCAGGAGGTCCCGTCTATTTGAAATCAAAAAGCTTAATAAAATCCATTTCCTAAGTAACCTTTTGAAACACACTTCTTCCCATATTACAACCATATCCCCCTATATATCTGATAAAAAACATTATTCAATATTTGTACAACATAAATGAAATTTTTAATGAGAAATAAAGGGGAATTTCTCTAATATCCAACGGTGAGTTCACCATTATTTTCATCGAGGGCTACGGCTTTATCCTAGTTATATATTAATACACTTACATGAAGCAAAATAAAATCTAGTTATAACATAGTAGCTAGCTTTCCTTTTTCTTTGAAGCTTTTACTTTAATTTTTTCTATTTGCTGATCACTAATGCCGTTTAGAAGGGAATAGCTTGAAATTATAGTGCGATCTACCATGTAATTTGCAATATTAATGGGAGTGTATTGTTTGTATTTATGAAGTGTTCCAAAGCGATTTATAATTGTTCCCCTCCACCCCTTTATTGATTTAGGAGAAATATTTGAAACAATCAACATTCCCGGTAACATGCAATAAATATTCATTTCACCATTAGGTAAATAGCTTACATGCCCATCAACACTCCTATTAAAATAATATTTATATCCGGGTGGAAAATCTTCAGAAATCTTACTTTCATCTACAAAATATAAGTGGTGATTATAACTACCATAATTTGTATTGTCGCCAAGTAAATAACTTCCCCATAAGTTCAATGCCTCATTTAATAACACATGCTTGCTATTTGTTTCATCAAAAGAATTATTAACAAAATATAAAGTTCCAATACGCCAGCTTAATGAGATAACAAAATTCATTAACCAATCATCATATTCGAATTTTCTATCATTATCTTGGTATTTATAAAATATCTTATTTGCAAAAGTAGTTTCAAACTTACTGAAGATACCTTCACATTTCTTACAAAGGAGGTGTGTACTAAACAGGTCATATTCAGGTTTATTAGGATTATAGGGAATCCTTAAATCTCCCGCTTCTGATGTTTTTCTTATCCATCTACCTATAAACTTTGGCACTATATGACTATCTTGAAGGATTCCTTCCATCCCACATAATCTACAATTTCCTATCTTCTCCATATTCTTATCCACTCCAGAAATTTTTTCCAATACTAATAAATATTTTAATAGATTTAATAAAAAAATAAAAACCTTAGCTTGATGGTGATGTGGCGATACCCCTCAATGCATAAAATTACTTAACATGGTAAAATAATATTCGGATGGGAGTCCAATACATATTATTAAAATTAAGATGGTTCAAGTCGGAGGAAGGCACCTTAGGGTGTCTTTTTTATGTAGAAAAAATTAATAATTAGATTAATTTTCCTTAGTCATGACCTTTTTATACGGACATGATGTTCTACTTTGGAAAAGATGGGATTATTGGTTTGATATTATTCACAGTGAATTATATCCTCTGATTATAAACAACTAAATTGAGAAACATTTTCATTTATATATGGATATAATTTTTTTTAAGACTTTTTAATGTAATTTTCTTCAAAAACACTTTACTTAGTTAAAGATAAAGTGTATATTAATTACTGTGAATTGTCAGTCTATTTAGATTTAACAGTTTTTATCTGTAGTGAATTATATTCTTTGAGTATAAATGATTTGAGTGAGAAACATTTTCATTTATATATGGATATAATTTTTTCAAGACTTTTAAATGTAATTTTTTTCAAAAACACTTTACTTAGTTAAAGATAAAGTGTATATTAATTACTGTGAATTGTCAGTCTATTTAGATTTAACAGTTTTTATCTGTAGTGAATTATATTCTTTGAGTATAAATGATTTGAGTGAGAAACATTTTCATTTATATATGGATATAATTTTTTAAGACTTTTAAATGTAATTTTTTATCTTTAAAGTATTTTTTTTCAAAAATACTTTACTTAGTTAAAGGTAAAGTGTATATTAATCACAGATTAATTTTCAGTCTATTTAGACTTTACAGTTTTTTACCTTTTTACTTTCTGTTTATAGATGATATGGATGAAAATCCTTATCATTTATATATATACATACAATGAGAAATGGAGGGGAAAATAATGGCTAAAAAAGAATACAAACGTCCAACTGTAAAATCTGGTAAAGCACCATCTTTACAATGTAACTAATTAAAAACAAAAGGAGGGCAGGGGAACTTGCTCTCTTTTTGATGAATACAAATTTGAGGGGGAACCATTATGAATATAAGTTCCAATGAATTAAATTCATTTATAGATAAAATTAAAAATTTAAAATTCAGAGAAGATGTAGGTATGTTATTTGATAGTAAAACTGGTGTTATACATAGGATTGATAATGATTTAGGGCTTTTAGTCGTATCTCTAATAAAACAAAATCATGATATTAACTACATTACAAATTATATTTTACAAGAATATGACGTCACTAAAAATGAATTAATAAATGATTTAAAAGAATTTCTATATAGTATTAATACAAATCAAGAAAATATTTGGGAATGGGACATTGAAAAAAAGCATGAACAGTTACTTGAATTTCCTTTGCGTATAGAAATAGAAGTAACATCTCTATGTAATTGGAACTGTGGTTTCTGTTATAACGTATGGAAAATCGATCCTAATCTGACTGATGATGATGTCCGAAAAAAAATTAAATCATTACAACAAAAACATCTTCCAAAGGAAAAGATTTTTAAAATTTTAGATGAATGCCATGATAATGGATGTTTTACAGTCCGATATAGCGGTGGTGAAACATTATTACATCCTGATATTGAAGAAATTCTAGCATATGGGGGGAAACTTGGTCTATATCAAGCTGTCTTTACAAATGGTCATTTTTTAGATATTGAACTAGCTAAACGCTTTAAAGAATACAACGTAGGAACAGTTTTAATTTCTCTACATGGTGATAAAACTGTTCATAATGCATTAACAGGCCACAAAATGGCTTATCAAAAAGCAATCACAGCTATCGAAACACTAGCAAAGGAAGAGATCGAAGTTGTAGTTGAATTAACTTTAGTAAAAAGTAATTTTAATGGAGCAATTGAGGTAATGAAAGATGCATATAAAAATGGAGCAAAACATTTTAGTGTAATGAGGTATGTCCCGACTGGAAAAAATGATGATGCCTACGGTGTTCCCATAGAAAATATGCTTCCATTAATGCAAAAAATTGATGATTTACAAAAACAATATTTAGATTTAATTGTTGCATGGCCATGTGGTCAAAAAATGTGTACTTCAAATGAAGATATGCCGCTAAACATTGATGATCCTACATTACCATTAAGAAAAAGACAACTATCTGGTCATTGTGAAGCCGGATTAACTTGGGGAAGTGTATCCTTTACTGGTCAATTAAGACATTGTCCACATAGTAATGTCTTCTTTGGTGATGCTGTTACCGATGGTATTAAAAACATATGGGGTGCAATGACTAAAAAAGTATCAGATGTTCTTAATCCACGACAAACATGTATTGGCTGTAGTCAATTAGAAAGTTGTCGAGGTGGATGTCATTTACCACACTTTTTTGAATCTAAACCAGAAAAAACATCAGGATGTTCCGCATAAAATATAGAGGAGGATGCACATGTTAACATTAATTATTGGAGATAAACAATTTTCATCATGGTCAATGCGTGCTTCAATTATTTTAAAAGAAAAAAAAGTACCTTATCAAGAAATTATAGCAGGATTAGATTGGCCTATTAAATTCACTGATAGTGGATTAATACCCATAAACGCTAAAGATGATTACGATTTACCAAAAGAACCAGCATCAGGTTGCGGATGCCAGCTTACCCAGTTATTAAAAATTGATAATACACAACTATTAAAAGGAAGTATAGTGGAACATTTACCAAGGGTTCCTATTTTAATAGATGATGAAACAAATGTAGTAATATGTGACAGTCTGGCTATATCAGATTATTTAGAAGAAAACTTTAATGAATTTCCTACTTTATTAAGTACCGATATAGTAAAAAGAAATGACATACGTGTGTTTAGTAATCATATTCATGCAGACTTATTACCATTAATGAGTGGAATGTCCTATTCAAATTCATTTAGAGGTGTCGATAAACAAGAAATACCAGAAGATGCATTAGAACAATTAGAAGAAACTTTACAATTACTTAAACAGACTTTAGAACGTAAAAAGAAAAAAAATTGGCTTGGACAATTCTTATTCGGAGATTTTTCTTTAGCTGATGCAATGTTTTCCCCAATAGCACAACAGATTAAAGGCTGGAATATAGAAATACAAAGTAAAGAAGTAGCAGATTATATAGATTCATTACTTAATAGAGAAACGATAAAATCATATTTAAATCAAGCTAATAAACCTTATGAGTTATTAAAACAAGCAGAAAAGGATTCTCCTGCATGGATTGCACGACATTATAGATTTTGGGAAGAAATTTCTATGCTGCACAATTCGAAAAAAGATGTATATCACATTTTGGATGAAATAGGAGTACTTTTCTACACTCTTGCTTTCGAAGGAAATTCGAAAGAAGAAATAGTAAATACCATCACAAAAAAATTCAATATTGAAAAAAATGTAGCCATAAAAGATGTTGATGAATTCTTTTCTAAACTACATCCTGAAAATAATATAGAAAATAAATTGGAATTAGCATTCTAATGCAAAATAAAATTAAAAACATTCAAATTGGAACTGAAGAAACAATAAGGTATATTTCTACTGAAATATTAATGATTTTAATTCCTATAATTGGAATTAAAGTATTAGCATTAAATAATTCTTCTATAGCAATTGCTGCTTCATTAGCATCAATGGGTTATTTATTATTCGGTTATATTTCAGGATTAATTGCAGATAAATGGAATAGACAGTATATAATTACTACTACCCTACTAATTAATTCACTTGTATTTGGGTTATTTTCATATTTAACTTTATCTGCAAACTTAACAAAAGAAAGTTACTTTATAATAATACTATTACTTAGTTTATGTTTAGTAGTAATTGAAACTACAATGACAACATGGATGCCAGATATATATACAAATAAAGAATTATCAAGCATAAATGGATTAATACAATTTGCTAGATCAAGTGCAAACTTAATTGGACCAGCATTAGGTGGAATTTGTATAGGGATATTAGGAGAGACATATACACTTCTCTGCATTTCCATAAGCCTAATTATCTCTTGTATAACCATAATAACTATAAAAAGTCCTAAAGAAAAACAAAACAAAAATATCCAAGAGAAAAAAGTTGTAAATAAAAAAAGTACACGTATAGAAAATTTAAAATATATTTTTAAAAACACTGTTCTCAGAACATTAGTATTTACAACTGGAACTATAAATTTTGCTATCTCTATGTATACAGCAATTGTAGTAATTTTCTTAGTAAAAGATCTAAATCTTAGTACATCCCTAACAGGAATATTAATGTCACTAAGTGGTATTGGTGCAATAATTGGATCTTTTCTCGCACCAAAGTTAATTAATAAATTTGGTGTAATAAAAGTTATGGTCTTCGCTCCAATAATACCAAGTTGCGGATTACTTTTAGCAAGTTTTGCTAAAGGGGAACCTGGAATTATCATATTTGTAGTAGGAACTATTTTATTCTTCATCTCAAGAAGTATTGGAAGTATTGCACGTGTTACAATTCAGCAAATAGTCTTACCTTCACACATAAGAGGAGAAATTAGTGGCAGTATGATGATGATGACTTGGGGAACAATTCCATTAGGAGCTTTATTTGCTGGTATATTGAGTGATATCATTGGTGTCCAAAGTGTATTAACGGTAGCTGGTATTTTATTAATAGTCTCAAATCTTTGGATGTTAAATAAAAAAATTATAAATTTACAAGATGAACAACTTGAAAACAAAATAGTTTCTTAAATAGAATTTTAACATCAAGGGGATTATCAAAATGAAGAAAAAAATCTATTTGAATGCATTTGAAATGAATTGTGTAGGACATATTTCTCACGGGCTTTGGGCTCATCCAGATAACCAAAGACATCGTTACACAGATTTAAATTATTGGACAGAACTCGCTCAATTACTAGAAAAAGGGATGTTTGATTCTCTTTTTCTAGCTGATGTAGTTGGTGTATATGATACATATCAACAGAATAAAGATACTGCAGTTCGTGAAGCTGTTCAAATTCCAGCTAACGATCCATTGATGATTATATCAGCTATGGCCAATGTAACAAAACATTTAGGGTTCGCTGTAACTTTTTCAACTTCTTACGAGCATCCATATGGATATGCTAGACGCATGTCAACACTAGATCACTTAACAAAAGGTCGAATGGCTTGGAACATTGTTACTTCACATTTATCTAGTGCAGAAAAAAACTTTGGCATAGAAACTAAACTTAATCACGATGAAAAATATGATTTAGCTGATGAGTTTCTAGAAGTTTGTTATAAATTATGGGAAATTAGTTGGGAAGATGATGCAGTTATTCGTGATAGAGAAAATAAAATATATACAGATCCCAATAAAGTGCATCAAATTAATCATATTGGCAAATATTTCAATGTACCTGGACCACATTTAAGCGAACCTTCTCCACAACGTACACCTGTTCTTTATCAAGCTGGAATGTCAGAAAGGGGAAGAGAATTTGCTTCTAAGCATGCAGAAGGCATATTTTTAGGCGGAAAAGATGTGGAAACATTAAAATATGTTGTAAAAGACATTAGAGAAAAAGCTGAAAAATACGGTCGGAATCCTAACAATATTAAACTGTTTGCAGGAATATGTGTAATTGTTGGAAAAACATATGAAGAAGCAATCGAAAAATTCGATTCTTTCCAAAAATATTGGAGCCTTGAAGGAAATATAGCTCACTATGCTGGTGGAAGTGGATATGATTTATCTCAATACAATATTAATGATTACATAGGTACATTAAGTGTAAAAGAAATTATTGGGAATTTGAGTAAAATAGATGGAAAATGGTTTAAGCTACTTATAGGTACGCCTAAAGAAATAGCTAATGAAATGCAATATTTAGTTGAAGAAACAGACATTGATGGTTTTAATTTGGTACAATATATATCCCCAGGCACCTTTCAAGATTTTATTGACTTAGTAGTTCCTGAATTACAAAAACGTGGTCTTTATAAAACACAATATACAGAAGGTACCTATCGAGAAAAATTATTTGGCAAAGGTAATAGTAAATTACCAAATAATCATTTTATTAATGAATATCGTAATACATTTGCAAAATAATAAAAAACGTTTCTTCTTTTGAAGGACGTTTTTTATTTTTCAAAAATATCCTTATTCATTTTAATCAAAACTTACATTATGTTATAAAGTATCAATTCTCTAAAATAATATCATCCTCAGATAATTTCCCTTTTTGAAATCCTTCTTAACTGTATAAAAGACACATCTCATATCGTTTCGAAAGGTACACCTTTCGAGACACACTCCTTCCTAGCCATATTAAAACCACATCTCCCGATAGATTTGATAAAAACCATTATTCAACATTAGTAAAAAATAGAAGATATCTCTCTAATATCCATCGGTAAATTCTTATCATTTCCCCATTGAGAGTTATAGCTCTCTCTTTTTTTATTCCTATTCGACACAATATAACAATATACAGATGTTTATTTTGATAAGATTGTGCAGAAATATTACATTATATATATCTTGGAGGAATTAAATTATGAGCAAAAAATTATTAATGGCTTTAGCATGCAGCGTGTTACTCATGGGATTGGCTGCTTGTGGTTCAAATGATAAAGCAAGTACATCAGAAGAACCAAAACAAGAAACTAAAAAAGAAGATGAACAAAAGAAGCTAGATGAGCAAAAACAGGAAGAGGAACAAAAGAAAATAGAAGAACAGAAAAAAGCCGAAGAACAAAAACAGGCTGAGGAACAAAAGAAGTTGGAAGAACAGAAAAAGGCTGAAGAACAAAAACGATTAGATGAACAACGCAAAGAAGGGGCTCAAAGACAACAGGAATAACAAAAGAAACAACAAGAAGCAGCTCAAGCAAAAGAACAGGAGCAACAAAAAGCTGCAGCTAATACAGCACCTCAGCAACAAGCTGCACCTAAACAAGAGAAAGTTCACTTTGCAAACTGTACAGATGCAAATAATGCTGGTTACTATGATATAACTCCAGATAGCCCAGCTTATGCTTCACATTTAGATCGTGATGGTGATGGCGTGGCTTGTGAACGAAATAAAGGACATAAAAAATCTAGTAAAAAACATTAGATTTATGGATAAGCACTCTTATGAGTGCTTTTTATTTTTCTTCGACAAAATATGACAAAATAGTTGTAACTGGATTTGTTATGCTTGGGTTAAATCTTACATTTTTAAAGGGGATATTATATGGCTACTCCAAAATACACTAAAATTGATGAACGTTTTGGCATTATTGAATACCCAGTTACACTTGCAGAAATGGTTGAAATATCAAAAGAACTGCCGAAAACAGAACGCACATATTATAAATATGCTTTCGATGCTTTAAAGAAGGTTATGAAAGCTAAAGAAGCGATCTACTGCTTTGAAGTTGCTAATCCTAAATTAACAAAAATGGGATTTATGGTTGTAGGGGAACATAATCTCTACCTCGTAATGATGAAAGGCGGATTTTTCGGAGGCGCTGAAGCTGAAGTAATTAAATACAAGGATATTAAAAACGTAGACTTCGATATTGCTCCAAATTTATTTGGCTTATCCAACGTGAATACTGGTGTTATTTACTTAAAAATAAAGAAAATGTTAGGTACAAAAAAGAGAACGATTAGCAATATTCCTGATTACAATGTTGATGGTGTATTGAAATCGATTCGTAATAAAATATAGATTTGAACAACATTTCTCAATGTGTTAAATAACTAAATATGGTAAAATTATATTTGCGAGATACATATTATTAAAATTAAGATGGTTTAAGTCGGAAGACACCTTAGGGTGTCTTTTTTTTATTGGGTAGCGTCAGCATTTAGGAAAAAAACACGCTAAGAGCATACAAGATTTTATACAGTTTTTCGACTAATCCAGGAATAAACGAGAAACCTAAAATCGCACCATAATAGGAATGTATAAAAAGATGAATAGCGTTATAGAAAATAAAAAAGGGAATTCCTTCTGAGAGTAAAGATTCCCCTTTTTCTTTGCTACCAATACTAGGACGTTATGTTAACTTTGCATGAATAGTATATACATCCAAAAATCCAAACAAATTGTTATCCTTGAATGATACAATAAAAAAAGGAGGTGAAAAAATGAATTGGTTAATGTTGAAGGATTCAAAAACCATGTCCGGTTTTGTACTTGCAATGTTTCTATCAATACTATCAGTTGTTTTTGCTGTAAAAGGAAATGGCTATTGGATAGTCCTTGTTGTACTTGCAACCGTTCTGACGTTTCTTAGCATAAATAGAGCAGACAAGATTTACAAGGCAAGAAGCTAAAACAGTAACCTTCTCTGAACAAGAGGTTTCCCAATAACTTCTAACAATGGAAATTATACAAATAAGCTGTCCATCTAGGCAGCTTATTGTACTTTTTGCTTAGCGTGTCTTTTCTTTATCAGAAAACCCCCAAGTATTCATACACTTGAGGTTTATCAATTGAAAGGTAAGGCTGTTTGGAGTTCCTTAAATTAAGAACAAAGCGGGATTACTCCTAAACCAATTAATAGAGCTGCAGCAAACATTTGTGCTGTAAGAAAAGTCTTATGTAGATTGAGTAGAGGAAGGCACCTTAGGGTGTCTTTTCTTTTGTCCATTATATCCATTACGTACGCATTGATTTTTTATGTGCATTTGATATAATTACTGTATTAGTATTACAGTAATACAGTATGTATATAATAAAAGAAGAGATGCGCTAACATCTCTTCAAGTAACTGCTACCGCAAGGTGAGTGGTTGCGACTAAATACTACTTTTTAGATTTAGAAGACTTCCCACGCTTGCGAGGCTGACGGGTGGTCTTCTTCTTTTTATTTTTAGAAGTAATTTTCTTAACCACGAAAACTACAAGTTCTCGTACGATCGTCTTAATTACCTCTAATACTATTTGAAGAAATAGATCCATTGGCTACACCTCCTTTCCTCATTAAATGAGAAAAGGACAGTCGTAACCGCCCACCCTACAATATACAGTTGTTCTTATTCTATCATACTAGTACAATCTCACCAATATAAAAGAACCACCATTACTGGCAGTCCTTTTTGGGTAGTTTTAGAGAACTTAATTTTACTATATTTATATTATAATTAACAAATGAAAATTTCTAGGAGGGGAATTTTTACATAACATGTGATTTTTTATACCATGCTTTGTTGATACATTTAACCTTCTTATGTGTTGAGGGTTTAAAATTATCCCTTGGTGTAGCCATATCGTTAGAACATCCTGCGATATTTAAACAAAATGTAGCCAATAAAAACAATGATATTAATTTATTCAAATAATCACTTCTAATTCTTTTTTATTTTCGAACCTTTCATCT